ATGATCACCGACACAAAGCTCAGGAAGGCGCTCGGCAAGAAAAGAGATGATATCGAGATTATTTCTGATTCGCACGGGCTCAACGCCAGAATCAGCCAGGCCGGAAAAATATCATTTTTCTATCGGTATCGCTGGGCCGGTAAAGCGGTAAAACTCAATGTTGGTGATTATCCTGCAATGAGTATCACCCAGGCAAGAGAGCGTCGCCAACAATTCAGAAACTGGTTAACTGAGGGACTGGATCCGCGAGAGCAGGTGAAGCTGGATAAGCAGACCCGACAGGAAGCGATGTCCGTTGCCGAAGCGTTCAATTACTGGATTGAAAGGCACTGTATCGCTAACGGGCTAGTTAAAGTCGATTACTATCGCCAGGTGTTTGAGAAACATATCGCCGAACCGATGAAGAATGTCAAAGTCGATAACACAGCGAAAATGCACTGGATCAACGTCTTCGATTCTATAGAAAGCAGGGTGATGGCTCATTACATGCTTTCGCTGTGCAAACGGGCGTTTAGGTTCTGCGTTAACAGAAGTGTGATCGCCTCAAACCCACTCGAGGGATTACTGCCATCTGATGTCGGGCAAAAGCCTAAAAAGAGAACTCGCAGGATGGACGATGACGATCTGCGCAAAATCTATCAGTGGTTGAAAAGCCATATGTCGATAGAGTCCGTTTTCCTGGTGAAATTTATTATGCTTACCGGATGCCGTACGGCTGAGATTCGACTTAGTGAGAGATCATGGTTTCGATTGGATGATAATGAGTGGGTCGTGCCTGCGGGCAGTTATAAAACTCGGGTACATATTAGAAGGGGACTCTCAGACGCCGCCGTTAACCTGGTCAGAAATCACCTCAAGAAAATAAACACCAATCACCTGGTGACTTCACAACGTAAAATTGATGGCGGGATCAAAGATTCGCCCGTTCATTCACCTGTGGCATCCAATTACGCCCGTTCTATTTGGAATGGAACAGGTATGGCAGAGTGGTCGCTTCATGATATGAGGCGGACGATAGCCACAAATCTCTCTGAGTTAGGTTGCCCGCCGCACGTAATTGAAAAGCTGCTCGGGCATCAGATGGTGGGGGTTATGGCGCATTACAACCTTCATGACTATATCGATGATCAGAAACACTGGCTCCGCGTTTGGCAGAGCCATCTTGAAGAGATCATCGGAGAGCCCTTCAGTTAATTTATCTTCTTTTTATCCTCCCACTCTTTGATTGACTCAGAGCGCCAGCGGTTAGGGTTGCCGGGCCAGTCAGGGGGTGGGAACGGGCATACGAAGCCCCGAGGCATTGTGTCTGCACTTTGCCATGACCAAAGGGTTTTGCGTGAAATTTTGTAGCGACTGGTCAGGTCTGACGTTACCAAAATATCATCCATAGCTCTCTCCAGTTGCCCGTTCGGGCCATTCAAAATCTTTATCAACCAACCTGCCCGGGCAGGGAGCGGAGACGGCGCATGCCGGTCATCGCTGTGGCCACGTAGCTCGCCTTTCGGTTCACCACCTCCACCCAGACTTTCACGCCTTCAACCTTCACCGTATAAGTCTCTTTCATCTTGCTTCGCCCATAGTCGCCATATGTTTGCAAGTGAGCTGCCAGCGCGATGTCGCATGCTTGGCGAGCTAAAGGTGATTGCTTACTTCCTCGATTGATCAGTCGCATATAATCTCCTTGAGGGAGGGTTACCCCTCCCGGTCTCGTCAGGCCACGTATTCCGGTTTCATATCCGCCAGGGTGATGCTGAATTGATCGTGCAGTTCATCGCCTAAGTGACGCTTTGAAGATGCAAGCATGCGCTCGGCTTCAGCGAACCGTTCGGCTGCATGCGGCTCGTCGGGCTGGGGCAGGGATTTAATAGCCTCCTCAACCTTGTTGCGTGCATCCACTAGGTAATAACGCTTTACGGCTTTGTTTTTCAGCTCGGTGAATAGTGCGGATCCCAGCGTAGCTTTCGCCGTTTCAATGTCGGCACGCAGCGATTTGGCGCTATCCACGTCCTGAGCAGATTCGATGCGTTCGCGGAAATCATCGGCAAGAGAGTCGACATTTACCGACGATTCCTGTGCGCTTTGCGTGGTTGTGACGGTGTCACCTGAGATATCAGCCAGGCTAACGCGTTGCGGCGTTGGGTTGATCTCTTTTTCTGTGCGCTGTTCAATCTCATCAGGGGTGTACACACCAAGAACAACTGCAGGGCAATACAGGCGCGCCCAGTATTTGAGTGCCAGATAAGCGATCTGCTGTTTCGGGTTTGATACCCAAAGTGGAGAATTACGTGTGATTACGCTGGAGAGGAAAACAGGCTCTCCCCAGGTGATATCACTTTCACCGCGAATAACGGCACCTACCCGTACCGACAGTCCTTGTTCATCAGCACTTTCCCAACCGCGTACCATTTCTTTCTTGTCGTACGTCCCGCCACCTTTCGCAGGCTTTTTAACGGTTATCTCGCGGCTGCTGGCACATTTCGACCAGTCGCCCTCGTACTCATAGTGAAAGCGGCCAACGATGGCGTTTGAGCTGGAGATCACCGCATTAACCAGTTGCGCTTCGTATCCCAGGACACCGTTAACCAGGTGCGTCTTTTGCGCCACGGCGTAAGGGTTCATACCCCACTGCATCGCCTGCATGATGATGGCCATGCAGTCTGCCGGATTGCCGCGGAGGTGCTCAGGCACCGTTACGGCTGCCTGTGCCATCAACCCGGCGACAGACTGAAGCTGGGTTAAAGCCTGCACGTTGAAAATGGCATTGCTGGCTGAGATCGTGTTTGGAGTCTGCTGTTCAGCGGTTACGATATTCGTGTTTTCCATCATCATTCCCCTTATGCCTGAGTACGCAGCGCTTCAAGGCGGCGCAGGTCGAAGTCGTTCAGTTCGTCGGTGTAGTCAGCAGTGATTGGCGCTGGCCATTCACCTGTGTCGAATCCGGTTGCGATATTGCGCATCGCTTTGCGGTACTCGAGCATACCCAGCTCCAGTAGTTCAGCGGATGCCTCGATGATGGCGATCCAGTGGTAGTTCTCGTCTTTGTTGACGAAAATCCAGAAGAACTGATCCAGCGCTGCGGTTTCGCAGTACATAGCCGCGCTCAGGTGATAATCACGTTCAATAATTTCCCGGTGTAGCCTGGCGCGCAGGCTTTCCTGCTTAACATTCCACATGCTGATGGTTTTCAGGTCAGCACCGATACGCACGCCGTCTAGGTCGATCTCAAGGTCAGGGCGCACACGAACTTCCAGTCCCGTCTCCTCGTCAAAGCCAAAGTAGCTCACCTCAACGGCGCGGCTCGGGTGGGTTAGCAGCATGCCTGCGGTCGGGTGCGAGAGCAGTGCTGACTGAATTGCCTGCGCGGTGGCAAGTTGCTGGTGGGTAACCAGCACTTTCCCTTCCGGGTTGTTGCGCCAAGCATCGAGCAGCTCGTCGGCGAACACTGCATCTGGTTTGACTGCCTTCACGGCCTGAATCAGATCGGCCTTCGTGCCAGAGACTTTCAGCGGTTGCAGCTTCTGAGCTTCCTGCGCGACCAGGTCAGGATTGATAATCGCAAGTTGTTCGAGTAGTGCGTCGCGGCTGCCGCTGGTTTTAATCTGCGCTGGCAGGGTGGCGTTGTACTCTTTGATGCACGCCTTCATTGCTGTTGCTGTCTTCTTCTGATCTGCATCGATACGTTGGAATTCAGCTGGCAGCGCCATATAGTTCTGCGCCGTTTCATCCAGGCTAGCGCCCAGCGGCACCAGCGCTGGCAGGGTGGCGTTGTATTCATCCAGCAAAGCTTTGATATCGTCTGCGCTCAGTTGCGCTGGCAGGCTGGCGTTGTACTCATCAATAAACGCGCGGATCGTTGCCGTGGTGGTAAATGCACCTTCCGGAATTACGGGTTCAACGCTAAATTCTTCATCGAGCTGTTCTGGCTGCAACGCCAGCGCATGTACCAGGTTTCCCATGTCCAGCACTGAGGAGCGCTCTTTGACGATGGTTTTCTCAACGTGGCGCGCATTGAAGTACATCAGCGAAACGCGCGCATCTTTTACCTGGGTGGAACTGATTCCGTTGGCAGCGTGGTAAACCTCGTTCGGCAGACCTTCATAGCGCCCAGGCTCGAAGTAATCGGGGTAAAAAACAGCTTGTTCGTCAGATTGCGCCTCTGGCTCGACGTGTGCCAAAACTGGTTCAGTCTGGTTTACAGAATCGCTATTTTGAGCGACAGATTCCGTATTTTGGTTTACATCGGCCTGCTGGCCGGGATGTGACTCTTCACCAGTTTCCAGACTGCTTTCGCCTGACTGCATTTCATTACCAACATTTTTTTCATCACTGACAGTTTCTTGAACCTGCACATTGCTGGTGGTTTCCGTAGCCTGTTTCGTGCCATGAGTTGCTGAGTTCTGCAGTAAAGCCGTAACATCGAATATTCCGTTGCCGACATTTTTAACCAGTTCTTGTTCGGCTTTATGTGGTTGTGCTGTCGCTTCCTCTGCGCGGCGGCGTGCTTCTTCTTCACGTACGCGTTGCAGGTTCTCTTCGTGAGTGCAGAAGGGTTTGCGTGGAGACTCCTTACTTTCAGGTTGGGGAATTTCCTGTGTTGCGGGCTCAGCTTCATGCAATGGCAATAACTCAACAGCAGCATTAAACGCAGCAGTCATGGTCCGGTTAACAAACTCCAGGTGAGCGACAGGAGTTAGATGAATATTTTCCGGCGCGATACGTATCAGGTTAAAAATAGCTGTGCGGTTAACGCCAAGAACGCCGGGTTGATTGCGCAGAATGCTGCTCCATGATTTCCACGGTTCTTCTTTTTTGGTCACGATTTCTTTAGCGCGACGAAGAATGCTGCCCGGGATCTCGAAGTGGTTGAAGTCCATAGGCAGAAGGGCACATGCAATCTCTAAATCGAGAGTGTCAAGGGTATGGTATGTATCAGGTCCACGGTCAGTGACGTAACCGCCGTTGGCATTGGTTCCGGAATCAGTACGCTGAACACTACTGATGTGATTACCGGCAGCCCATTCACGCGCCAGGATGCCACGGTCAATGTAATCAGTCGCCGCCCACATTCTGGTGAAACGGAGTACCAGCGCGAGTTCGTGACGCTTGTCCTGGCTGAACACTTTGCGAATGGCATCGGTGTAGCGCCACAGGTCTTTGGTGTCGTAACCCTTCACTTCCGGGCAGTTCTCAGCAGCTAACAGCAAGTTCTGGACGTAACTGTTATCAGTGTCCATCTCCAGCGCGCCGATAGCTTCGTACTCTTCGCGGGTTACGTGGTGGCGCAGTTCGTCGGCGGTGAACTGGGAAAGCAGTTGCTTACGAAACGGCATCTGCACTACCGGGTAGAGGGTTGAGTCGTCGTCGTGTTCGTCCAGCGTGATGCCAGCGGTTTCTGGCAGCGTTGACTCAGTAGTTATGTGACTATCAACGGTCTGAGCCGTTTTCTCGTCAGAGTTTTCAGCTGTGACTTTTGGCAGCCAGGTGCGGTCATCGTTCTGCAGTTCGTAGCGTTCGCACCAGGTGTAATCCACTGCGCCTTCTTCCGGCAGGTCGTCATATACCGGGAAATCGGTGCGGATTGGTTTGGCATAATCTTTACCGCGGCCAGTTTCTTCAATTCCGGCTTCTTCCAGTGCCACATCGAGTTGGAGATTGGCGCGCGCTACACTTTTCGCAGTGAACCAAATCACTGCATCTTTCTTGCCAGACTTCTGACTGGCTTTTATCAGATGGAAAAATTCCATGTGAGATCCTCTTTTTTGAGTGTTAGAATCCCCGTGCCAGAGATAGCGCCCATTGGATGTTTTTTGGTTTGGTATAAATTCCGGTGTAACTTTGGTCGGTGGCACCGGACGTGAATCCCGCCTTGCGCGGGGTTTTCGTTATGCTTCGTGGGCCATCTGGTCGAACGAAGCGCAACGTACTGAACAGTAATCACGTTGCTCGCGTTTCAACTGCGTGCCGTGGATAAAGAGCAGTTCGTTTTTAACTTCCTTCCCTTGCTTGATCGGCTTGCGGCAGTACGCGCATTTTTTCTCCTGCATAACTCACTCCGTTAATGGCTAAGGCCATGTCCTAAACCGTTTAGATAAACCTCAACCAGCAAATCTTTGGTGTAGGTACGTTCGATGCCACGGTGAAGATACAGGCGACCGCGTGCGTTAGCAGATGCGGTCCAGGTTGAGTCTTTGTGTTTTACAAGCATCCCCGGCTGAACTGCGCCGCGGTTTACTGTCTGTGTACCGTAGTGCTGATGAACCATGATGTACTCCAGTTTTTCTGAGTGAACTTCGCTGGTGTTGCTGCGGCGCTGATCTTCACGGTTGAGCGCTTTAACTCTGCAATTCACCACCGCGAAGCTCACTTCTGTGCTTTGCCCTTGTCGCCAAGCTGGCGGAACGTTTCAAACCTACTGCGCGTTTAAGTATTGTTTTGAATACCAAAACCGAGTCAAATCAGCTTTAGTATTGCCACTCTCAAGTGGTTATCTGTCTTTGAGTTTGTGGATGGTGATCTGCATCATCACAGTCCATACCAGATTGGTTATTGCAACCGCTATAGCTGCTGTAGAAACCAAAGTCGCTAACGAGTAGTTGTCTGCCATAAATCAATCCATCCTTTACATCCTGAGGACGTTTCACCCTTATCGCCTTATCGCCGGCCAGCGGAGTTTTGGGCCATCTGCGCATTTGTGTGCGTTGTTTGGATGAGGTGATAATACTCCGGGTATTATTTTATATCAATACCGCCAGTATTATGATATTTAATAAAAATACTAAAGGTATGATTTTAAAGTTAATTTATTTTTGTAAAAAGTGCTGTTATGCTCAAAAAAACATCATAAAGGGGTGTTGGCATGTCAAATGAGGATGAGTTTTTCGCAGAAATGCACCCGCAGATAGCGCAGGTTATCGGGATAGCGGTTATGCAGCTGCTGGTTGAGAAGCACGAGCCCTCAAGAGAGGCGCTGATAGAGATGATTCAGGTGTTGTGACAGGAAGACCAGGTCGATCTGGCTGTGGAGCTGGCACTGGATGTGCTGATGTTGCGGGAAGAGTAGGGCAGTAAAAACCCGGCGCGGTGGCCGGGTTGGGTGATCACAGGAGTTTATTGATTCCGGGAATGGCTAAAATAGCGACAGCAATACCCATCATGGCAAGAACAGTCCCCACCATCCATTGCATCGTTGAAATAGATGTTTTTAGCCCGTCTATTTGCCCAGAGACAGCATCTTTATTACCAGACAGCTCTCCCCGTAAAGACGCTATTTCTCCTTTAACTTCAATCAATAGCTTTTCAATTGACGAAAAGTTATGAGCCTGAGATAGTTCAATCTCAGCCTTTGTCAAGGCCAGTTTTGCGTCGATCTCCTCTCTGCTTGCTGAGCTCACATCGGCCTCCAAGTTTACACTGCTTCCATGTGATTCGGTCTCTTTATCCAGCGGCAGACTGGTAAATTTGTCATATGGTCTACTGGTAAGACTAGCATCTTCAAAAGCAATTTGGTACTGAGGTACGCTTCCATAGGAAGGCGCCATCGACGCGGCTAATGCTGCGCTAACCATAATTCCCGGCATAACAAATCCCGCCTTACCACTTGAAGGCGTAACAGTTGTATTATCCGAACCAGGATTTACTGTTTCCAAAGTCCATTCGCTTCCAAATTGGTTTTAAGAGCCTTCGTAAGCGCAATTGCTTGGTCTGTTGTAAGTGAAATACCAATCTCAGGCCTCAGATCTACTTTAACCTGAATGCCAGTTTGCGGTTGAACGTTTTCTGGTAAAAGATAAGTAAATTCATGAGAGTAAAACGTAATTACAACCTCATCCTTTCCAGGAGTCAAAATGGTTGAGGTCGCAGTCATGTGCTGAGGGGTAAGTGACGGGTTTCGTTCAGTCAATTGTTTATCTCCAAAATTCAATATTTTTTAATACGTTGTAATTCATTTTATCAAGGATAAAACGAACGTAAGTGGCTACCCATGCTTCCTGTACGTCTGCGGCATGCTGCCGATCACACAAGCCTTAACTTAGTTTCTACTGCCACACCAATGATTCGACAGTTTCCGTTGATGGGAACCAATGGCCATTGAGGGTTTAAGCCCTTCAGGTACTTCTGGCCCCCATCAATAATCAGCTTTTTGAATGTCGCTTCGTTTGATTCGGATAGCTTTGCGATCACAAGGCTGCCATTTACTGGCTCTCGGCCGGTATCAAACAAAACGTAGGTACCCTCTGGTATGCTGAGCCCGACCGGGGCAGTCATGGATTCCCCCTCGACCAACAACCAGAACGCATCCCCCTGGATGTGAGCGTCTGATTCTAGCCATAGATCGATATCTTTAAGTGCATACGGCTCGCACGCTTCCGACCAATGCCCAGCCTGAATCTTGCTTAATACAGGGTATTTAATGCCTGGGGTGTACTGGCCTGCATACTTGGCATTCGATGTAGCGGAAGCACTCATTGCAGATATTTCTTTCGCAAGGCTGGGGCTAAAATCAGAGACATCCACCTGGAGGGCTCTGGCAAAAACAGCAGCCACGGCAGCATTAAGGGCATTCCTGCCATTCAAGTAATGCCCAACGCCCCCCTGAGATATGTCTAGCATGTCAGCTATTGATTGCTGTGTTATCCCAAGCTCTTTTTTCTTGGCTTCATAGAGGGCTTTCAGCCTTTCTGCGTCAGCGATCTGAGCCGATGTCAGTGTCTTTTTCTTTTCCATTTTCAAATAGTAATACCAATGTTCTTATTTTAAAAATACTAGCGGTATTGCAATGTTTAATACTTGTGGTATTGTTTACTCGTGAGTTGATAGGAGCTAACCACATGAAAATTTCTTTAGCTGAATACGTTGACGAAGTTGGACAGGCAAGAGCTGCTGATGCCATCGGCGTTCACCAGACCGCAATTAGTAAAGCTATCCGGGTAGGGCGGAAGATTTTCGTTAACACCCTGCCTGATGGAAAAATTAAGGCTGAGGAGATCAAGCCTTTCCCACATAACAGAAATCCTGATTAAACAAAGCTGAATTGAGCAGTCAGCGGGTTCTGACTGAGTAATTCAGCCATTCCAAACACCACCAGAGGAAGTATCACAAATGGAGAGTTCAACGACACGCAACAAAGTGGAGGCTCGCAGGATAGAAAGCTGGTTACACAGCCAGATAGCTGAACTGGGAACCACGAATATCGCCAAAGTGGCCGGAGTGAATAAGTCGACGGTGAGTCGCTGGCGGGAAAGTCTGCTGCCGAACATGTCGCTACTGCTGGCCATCCTGATTTCTAACAGGCCGGGAGAGAAAGGTGATTTTGAAGCATGAGTGGAAACAGAAGGGCGAAAGCCGCAGTGCGGGAACACTAACGGCTTTCTACGCGAATTAACTGAACAAATTCACAGGAGTAATTATGGCAAATACTGCCGAAGTAATCAATTTCCCTGTGCCTGTCGTGGCACTACAGGAGCTGCGCGTGGCAGATCTCGACGATGGTTATACGCGTATCGCCAATGAGCTCCTTGAGGCTGTCATGCATGCAGGTTTGTCGCAGCATCAGCTTTTGGTGTTCATGGCCGTCATGCGCAAAACATACGGCTTCAATAAGAAATCTGACTGGGTCAGTAACGAGCAGATCTCGGAGCTGACCGGCATTCTCCCGCATAAGTGCTCAGCTGCAAAAAGTGTTCTGGTAAAGCGTGGGATTTTTATTCAGAGCGGGCGGAATATCGGTATTAATAATGTGGTCAGCGAATGGGAAACATTACCCGAATCAGGTAAGAAAAATAATGTTTACCCGAAAGAGGTAAATTTACCCGAATCAGGTAAGAAAAGTTTACCCGAATCAGGTAACGCCTATTACCCGAATCAGGTAAACACAAAAGACAAACATACAAAAGACAATAAAGACAATATTAATAACCCCCCTAAATCCCCCCGGGCGGTTTCGTTCGATGCGTCAGCTGTTAAGTTGCCTGACTGGCTTTCTGCAGAAATCTGGTCGTCATGGGTGGCATACCGTCGTGACCTGAAAAAGCCGATCAAGTCTCAGCAGACCGTGACGCAAGCTATCAAGTTGCTCGACCGCTGCAGGCTGAACGGCTACACCCCTGACGAAATTATTAATCAGAGCATCGCCAATGGCTGGCAAGGCTTGTTTGAGCCAAAGGGTTCCAAGCCTCAACCACGCCAACAGACGCGAGTTGCCGAAAATTTCGCAGGGAAGGACTACGGGCAGACTGAAATCCCATCATGGGCGAGGGACTGAGCATGGATCTGGAAGAAAAAATAACTGCCATTGAGCGGATACTTGACCAACTGAGCAAGCCACCGGAAGACATCCCGAATTGCGAACTGGTTATCGAGCGTGTCTGTTGCGAAAAGCATGGCGAGTATGAACAGCGCAAGCGGATCCTGACTAACAGCATCATAAATCTGCCATCACCGCCGACACGCTGCCCAGGCTGTCTGGAAGACGAACTGAAATTTCTGAAGGATGAGAAGGCTCGCTGGGATAAGCGAGTTCGCCAGCAAACTGTCGAAAGGCTGCTTTGCCAGTTGGAAATACCAGAGCGCTTTTCCACATGTACTCTGGACAGCTACAAGCCGGTTGGGAAGGATTCTGAGCGCGCATTGCGAGTCTGCCAGGCATACGCCTCGAAATGGACGGATCGCCTTCAGCAGGGAGGTGGGTTGGTTATGTGCGGCAAGCCTGGTACTGGTAAAAACCACCTTGCGCTGGCAATTGCCCGTCATGTGATTGAGCAGCACCAAAGCTCAGTCATTTTCACGACGGCACTGAAAATTGCCCGGGAGTTTAAATCGACCTGGTCAAAAACAGCAACGCGCACCGAGGATGATGTGATACGCCAATTCACCAGGCCAGACCTGCTGATAGTTGATGAGGTTGGCGTTCAGTTCGGCAGCGATGCCGAAAAACTGATTATGTTCGAAATCATCAACACCCGTTACGAAAAGCTTAAGCCGACGATCCTGATCAGCAACCTGCCAAAGAATGAGTTGACGCAGTTTATCGGCGAGCGCGTCATCGACCGCATGAACGACGGTGGCGGCTGCACGATTTCGTTTACCTGGGATAGCTATCGGGAGAACAGGTCATGAAAAAGAACTATGGCAAACAAGCCGTTATTAGCTTCATCGGCCAGCATTCTGGCTGCAAATTTCAGGATATCCGCTGCAGTACTGGGGAAAATCATCTCGCAGCGATGAGCACTCTTTTAGGCAAGCGGGTGTTGGAACGCATGACCATGAACGGTGGCCGCTGGGTGAATTTTAACTGGGAGAGCTGGCGTCCGAATGTCGTCCAGCCAGGAATTGCGAAGTAATTTTTACCGGGAGAAAAATTTAATGGAGACTGTTTTTGACGCACTGAAAGCAATGGGAAAAGCCACATCCATAGAACTTGCTGCGCGACTTGATATCAGTCGTGAAGAAGTGCTGAACGAACTATGGGAACTGAAAAAGGCTGGTTTCGTTGATAAAAGCGCGTACACCTGGCGTGTGGCTGATAACAACGTTCAGCAGGAACAGCCAGCGCAGGAAGAACTGCCGGAAGAGACCACCACGTCAACAGTCGCGAAAATTTCGGAGTGCGATTTAACCGCGACGATTGAACAGCGCGGACCACAAACGGCGGAAGAACTGGCTACGTTGTCTGGTACAACATCCCGAAAAGTGGCTTCAACGCTGGCAATGGCAATCAGCAAAGGTCGTCTGATTCGCGTTAATCAGAACGGTAAATTTCGTTACTGCATTCCGGGAGATAATTTACCAGCAGAGCCGAAAGCTGCCTTGGTAACGGAAAATGATGGTAAAGCCTTTCCTCAGCCAGCATGTGTTGCGTTACCAGTACAGGAAGCGACAATACAGGAAGAAATTAAAACAGAAACTGTGGCGGACATTGTGCAGTCGTTGCCATCGTTTACCGAAAAGCAAGCGAATGACCTCATTTTGCCTTCGCTGCATATGGCAAACCGTGAACTGCGTCGGGCGAAAAGTCATGTTCAGAAGTGGGAGCGTGTCTGCGCCGCGCTGCGGGAGCTGAACAAACACCGGGATATTGTCATGCAGATTACTGCCACCGGAGAACTGCCGCAGGAGGTGAAGTGATGGGCGCTTTCGCGAAATATACGATTATTGACTGGATTGTCTTCTTTCAGGTGGTGCTCATCTGGTTTTTTATGGCTTACAAGGCAGGGCAATGGATTTTCGGCATAGCACTTCGCAAAGGCTGGCGGTGGTTGAATCGTAAGGATGAGAAGTCGCTGGCTTTGGATTCCTTTTACGATGCGTTTCGCCTTGGGGATATCCAGCCAGGGGAAGCTATTGTGATCACCACTGAAAGCGGTATGACTATTCGAATCCACAAGCCAAAAGGGGCGGATAATGGCTAAGACCGCAGCAGAACGCAAAGCTGCCCAGCGCGCCCGGCAAGCCGCTGCTGGTGGGCGTAAATTTGAGCTCATACTTGATACGCAGGAAATGGATATGCTGGAGCGCAATTGTGCATCACGCCGTCCGGGGCGAGCGCCGTATGAAATGAGCGAGTACATCGCGTTACTGATCCGTCAGGATGATGCCCGAGTTCGTGGTCGCATTAAGTCAATCAGTGCGAACCGCTGCGGTAAATGCGGTGATGTGCCGCCAGTTAAGTCGTGTCCATGCGCCGGTGATTCGCAATGCTGGGTTACGCGTGGCTGGCATGATGTGAAGTTAGTCGTGTGACATGTCACAATATAATCAATAACATACAAGCCTCTTCGGAGGCTTTTTTTGTCGGCGTTAAATTGCTTTTGCCTGTATGCCAAGCCATAATATCCCTGTCAGCCTGAGAAACTGACGACCATCTGCGCCAAGAAGAACATCATGGCGCACTTACAACTAATAAAGCAATCTTCAGGAATTCTGATCCCGGCCACGCCGGAGACCAGCGAATTACTGCAATCAAAAATTAAGCTCGGTGCCGTGCTGGAGGCCGACTTTAAACAGGTACGCAATCCTGCGTTTCACCGCCGCTTTTTCGCTCTGCTGAATCTTGGTTTTGAATACTGGGAACCAACTGGCGGCGCTATCTCCTCCAATGAACGCAAGCTGGTTACCGGCTATGCTAAATTCCTGGCTTCCTATGGTGGTAACGAAGGCGCACTGCTGGATGCGGCTGAGCAATACCTTGACCGCATTGCCGATAAGCGTACTGGTAGCATCTGCGCCTGTAAGTCATTCGATGCATATCGTGCATGGGTCACTATTGAGTCCGGCCATTACGACGCCATTCAGCTGCCTGACGGCACCCTCCGCAAACATCCCCGCAGTATCTCATTCGCAAATATGGATGAAACTGAGTTCCAGCAGCTGTACAAAGCCGCGCTCGATGTTCTGTGGCGATGGATACTCTCCCGATCATTTCGCAGTTGTGAAGAGGCAGAAAACGCCGCCGCCCAGCTGATGAGCTTTGCGGGGTGATGGCGATGAAATTTTCCTGGTTCCACCATCACGAATGCACCACCGAACAGGCCGACGAGCTGGTGGAGAAATACCGGGCGCGCGGTGTAAAGACAGAGCGCAGCCTGAATCGCGACAACATCACCTGGACCGTCAGCGCGCAATTGCCGGAAGGCGACAACGCGCCTCGCCCGAGCCGGGTATGGCAAAGCAAGGCGTGGGGGTGAGCATGGCAAATTTACGCAAAGAGGCTCGTGGTCGTGATTGTCAGGTTCGAATTCCCGGCGTCTGCAACGGTAACCCGGAAACGTCTGTACTGGCGCACATTCGCCTGGCCGGGTTATGTGGCACCGGAATCAAACCGCCTGATCTGATTGCCACCATTGCATGCTCTGCCTGTCACGACGAGATCGACCGCCGTACACATTTTGTCGATGCTGAGTATGCTAAAGAATGCGCGCTGGAAGGTATGGCGAGAACGCAGGTTATCTGGCTGAAAGAGGGGGTAATCAAGGCGTGAATACTTACAACATCACATTGCCCTGTCCGCCGAGCAATAACCGCTACTACCGCCATAATCGCGGGCGCACGCACATCAGCGCAGAAGGGCAGGCATACCGCGATAACGTCGCCCGAATCATTAAAAACGCAATGCTGGATATCGGTCTGGCTATGCCTGTGAAAATCCGCATTGAGTGCCACATGCCGGATCGCCGTCGCCGTGACCTGGATAATCTGCAAAAGGCCGCTTTTGACGCACTCACCAAAGCAGGTTTCTGGCTGGACGATGCTCAGGTCGTTGATTATCGCGTTGTGAAGATGCCCGTTACCAAAGGTGGAAAGCTGGAACTGACAATCACCGGGCTGGAGGCCGTATGACATTTGAATCCTGTTTTTCCGATCACCTCCGCGTTCGCTGGCAGCGGCTTCGCTTATACCACTTTCCCGGCTCTGTGCTAACGGACTACCGGATACTGAAGAATTACGTGAAAACTTATGCTGGAGAAGCGCTATGAACCTTGAAAACACAGTGAAATACCACTTCGCTAAATCCACACTGATTAGCGATTCTCCGCGCGCTACCGCCTCCGATTCACTGACCGGTACCGACATAATGGCTGCCATGGGCATGACGCAGGAACGCGCCGCAATGGGTTACAGCGCCTTCCTCGGCAAGATGGGCATAAGCAATAACGACCGGGATCGGGCGATCGGTCTGCTGGCTGAGTACGCGATGACAAAATGCGACAAGGTTGCCGCACTGCGTAAGCTCGGTGCCGCGGTTAAACCTCAGGTGATGCACCAGTTGGCCACCTTCGCTTTTGAGGACTATTCCCGCAGCGCTGCCAGCGTGAAGCAGTGCGATTGTTGTGACGGTCAGGGCTTCATTGAGGCTGACGTGTTTACCAATAAATTCCGTAAGCCAGAAGGGAAAATGACCGTGTCCGGGATGGTGAAGGTCAAAGAATCCATCAAAGTGCTATGCAAAAAGTGTAATGGCTCTGGTGTGGTTAGTGCTTCTTGCAGTGATTGCCATGGGCGCGGCAAGGCAGTGAACCAGGCTCTTACTGAGAAACAGGGCGTTCCTGTTCTGGCTGACTGTAAGCGCTGCGGAGGGCGTGGGTATGAACGACTTCCGTCGACTGAAGCCTATGCTGCTGTATGCCAGATTACTGACGCCATTAGCCTGGACACCTGGAAAAAGTCTGTTAAGCCATTCTACGACCTGCTGATCACGAAATTTGATATCGAAGAGTCCTGGGCCGAAAAACAGCTTAAGCAGATAACGCGGTAACGCCTATAGCGATAGCCTATGATTTTGTCTTGGGCTATTTACTTTTCCCGAATCTGTGTTAATTTTGTCCCAACGATGGGTTAATGCCTTCGTTTCAAGCCCTGCGGATAACACCGTGGGGTTTTTTGCGTTTCTGGAGACAGCAATACCAAGGTTCGAGACATTCAGGTAAAATTGATGCATTACAGGATGTGAGGTTGGGGAATGAATAATCTACCCGATGATTACTTTTTGGATGCGGACGACGAACTCGTTGCTTTTCTGGAGAAGCAGGGCGAGGATTGTATACGCGAAATTCACCAGTCCAACGCACTAAACAAAGAAAATGGCCAGAAGTTATTGAGTATACTCATTGCTGGCGTGGGCTCGTCATTTTTGTTATTAACGCAACGTACAGGTTTTGATTACCTCACCGCTGGAATGTCTGTTTTTTTAGTCTACTGGGCAATGTGTGCGGCTTATCTTGTTCGCTGCGTCCTCGTTGTAAGGTCACGAGCTCTCGTGTCATCGACACCCTATGCGCTTTACCATGATGGCTATAAAGGGTTTACTGAAGATGATTACACTGGTTTTGAGTCGAAAGGATTTTCAGGAAAGCGTTCAACATTGAACGTCTTGCGGCGCTACCGGCTTGCGGATTTAACCAGAATGGCTGAAATGAGTAAAAAAGAGAATGCCAGAATAGGCCGAGAACTAGAAAGGGTAAGGATCGCTACAATCCTCACCCCTGTTTGTGCACTTGTAATCTCAGTACTTACTTACCTTTTTTTCTGATGTTTTCAGCAGAATCGGCAACAAAGGTATAACCTGTCCTCAGATTTCTTTCGGCTGGCTGTGGAGCCGGTTTAGGCTGTGGTGCGGGTTGAGGCTTATTTTCTCCAGATGGTTTGTTTGATTCACTCATATAATTCTCCATGTTTGATAGGGTTATTTTTGGCGATTTAACGATATCAAATACAGTGATTTGCTGCTAGAGCATGCACTTATCTATAACTCGCCCCGGCACCCGCTGGGGCTTTTTTATTTCCGGCTCACGGTAATCATCCGCTACGTGCTTTGTTGATAAATCCAACCCGTGAAGCCTGAGCCTATTTCCCCTCATACCTGAGAGGACTCACAGCAATTAAGAGGGGGCTAAATGTCCGATCCAATTTCCGGTACTGGGCTGGCTGGTGGTGCCCTGACGGGTGCCAGTGTTTATGGACTGCTGACCGGAACTGATTACGGCGTTGTATTTGGCGCATTTGCAGGGGCTGTATTCTACATAGCAACAGCAGCGGATCTGAGCGCATCGCGCCGACTGGCATATTTTATCGTGTCGTATATTGCCGGGATCCTTTGCTCTGGGTTGGTTGGCTCCAAGCTGGCAAGCTTGACCGGATACAGTGATAAACCTCTGGATGCCATTGGTGCCGTAATCGTATCTGCTTTAGCCGTTAAGATCCTGACGTTCCTGAATAATCAGGATATCGGGTCGCTGGTGGCGCTCATAACGCGCCGGGGAGGTTCAGGTGGAGCTAAATGACCCGACAGCAACTATAAACGCGCTGTTATGTGCTTGTGTTGTTATTACTCTGATGTTTTATCGTCGTGGTGATTCGCGGCATCGTCCTTGGGTTTCACGTTTAGCCTGGCTGATTACTGTTACATACAGTGCTGTTCCGTTGGCCTATCTCTGTGGGATTTATCCCCATTCCTCATGGCCCATTATCGTGGCGAATACTATTTTTCTTTCCGTGCTGGTGGCCGTCAGAGGCAACGTTGCACGCCTGGTTGATCATCTGAGGCACTAATGAACCAACAATTATTTCAAAAGGCGGCTGGTATCAGCGCCGGACTGGCTGTGCGCTGGTTTCAACCAGTAGATGCAGCGATGAAAGAATTCGGCATTACAGCACCCGCGGATCAGGCCATGTTCATCGCTCAGGTAGGTCATGAGTCAGGCGGCTTTAGCGCTGTAGTTGAAAATTTGAACTACACACCATCTGCGCTGGTGGCGACCTTCGGAAAGAGGATCACACAGCAGCAGGCTGATGCGCTTGGCAGAACAACCGAACACGCAGCCCGCCAGGATGCTATCGCCAATCTGGTGTATAGCAACCGCCTGGGTAACAAAGCGCCCGGCGACGGCTGGAAATATCGCGGCAGAGGGTTAATTCAAATCACTGGCCTCGACAATTATCGCACCTGCGGGGCTGCTCTGAAGTTAGATTTGGTGACTTCACCTGAACAACTGGAACAGGAACTACAGGCTGCGCGCTCAGCTGCATGGTTCTACACCTCTAAAGGCTGCATGATCTACGGTGCCGATATTAATCGTGTTACTCGCATCATTAACGGCGGTCTGAACGGTATTGAGGATCGTAAGGTCCGATACAACAAGGCGCGGGCGGCGCTGCTGGTATGAAGATGAGTTATTGGGCGCTCATTTTAACGTTTATTGCTTGTATTGCTGGTGGTCTTGTCTGGTCAGCGAATCATTACCATGGAAAGTTTCTGGAGGAACAGCGGCGCGCTGACGATGCAGAACAGCGCGCTGATTCCTTTGAGACCATCACCGCGAATGTCCTGCGCACCGTAGCAATAACGAACATCATTCTGGAGACAAATCAATATGCCAGGCAGCAGATCGCACTGGAGTCACAGAGAACCGAGAACGATATCAAGGCTGCTGTTGCGGATGATGATTGTGCTGTTCGTGTTGTGCCTGCTGGCGCAGTTAAGCGGCTGCACGAATACGCGAACGGTCTTCGTGCCGGTTCCGGTAGTTCCGTTACCAGCCAGCCTGACGGCTGAAACACCCCAGCCAGATTTACCCGACCCGTTTACGTGGGGAGCAAGTCTTAACCTGAATGTCACGTTGCTGTCAGCGCTGGCGCAGTGCAACAGGGATAAGGCTGATATCAGGACTTTCGAGAACAACAGGGCAGGACAAACCGATGGCACGATTAAACGTTGAAGTTATCCCACCAGACAGCGAGGCGCTGAACGGGATTTTTGCAGAGATTGAGCGCAAATATGCGCGTCAGCCGCTGACACCAAAAGTAATTGATGAAATGCAACGCGAAGCGACGCGCCTTGTGCGGCGAATGATAACCACAAAGGTTACGTTCGTCCGGGACTGACATTACAGAAGCCCTTCACTGAGGGGCTTCGATAATGGAGCACTGGAATTATTCATGAACAGACCACACCCACCAGCGCATTTTACGATGCCATCTGACCCGAAGCCTTACATCAGCATAATGCCCGCCAGTGACGTTGGCCAGTGGCTGAATCAGCACATCCTGAGTGATGAGGGTGACCTCTACAACCCTGACCACCAGCATTTGCTTGAAGCGGATCTGTGCTTTCTCTGGGCGTCGAACGCTTTCGAGAAAAAAGGGCGTTCCGTGCTGGGACAGGCGGAAGAAGTGGCAATGCGGGCTGGAGGCTGGCAGAAAGCGCGGATGGAGCAACAGATGTATGAATGGTTCGGCAGGGTGCCGCAGTTCATCATCACGCTGGCCGCCGATTACTGTTCGCAATGTTCCGATCTGGAGTTCTGCGCGCTGATAGAGCACGAGCTTTATCACATCTGCCAGGCGACAGATGAATTTGGCGCGCCGAAGTTCACGCAGGAAGGGCAGCCAAAGCTGAAGCTGCGCGGCCATGACGTGGAAGAGTTTGTGGGCGTGGTTCGCCGTTACGGTGCGAGCCGTGATGTGCAGGAAATGATTGATGCGGCGAATCAGCCAGCGGAGGTTGCTCATCTCGATATTGCCAGAGCTTGCGGGACGTGCATGCTGCGACTGGCTTAAAACTGGACTGAATAAGACGAATGGTGATTTATGGCTGCATTAAAACCTGATGTGAAAGCCTTCATCATTCAGTCGCTTGCGTGCTATGACACGCCGACGCAGGTGGTTGAGGCTGTCCAAAAAGAATTCGGGATCAAGATCACCCGCCAGCAGGCTGAATCTCACGACCCCACGAAGGCCAGCGGTAAGACGCTCGCCAAAAAGTGGATCGAGATGTTCCACGCTACGCGCGAACGGTTCCTGACCGAAACCAGCGACATTCCGATCGCGAACAAATCCTATCGCCTCCGCGTGCTTGACCGCATGGCAACCAAAACCGAGGGGATGAAAAACTTCTCCCTGACGGCGCAGCTGATTGAACAGGCCGCGAAAGAGGTTGGCGACGCTTACACCAATAAGCTGAAGGTTGAAAGCACTGGCAAGGATGGCGGCCCGATCAAGACCGAGACGACCAACCTCACCGCAGATCAGGCCGCAGAGATTTACCGCAAGATGATGGGGTGATAGCCGCATGTTGCGGCTATGGATTCTAGGCTTGTTTTGGTCGAGTAATACGGCCAAGAGCTTTAATTGCAGCGACTTTGACGTTGTGATTTAGATCCGAAGATAAATCAAGTAAGCGATTTACATGAGCTGGCGTTGCTGAAGCACTCTCGCCGAGAGCATAAATTGCAGACAATTTTACTTCGTTGTTAAGGTCGTTGGTTAATTCCAACAACTTAGCGCTAACTGCTGGTGTCATAAAACCTCCTGTAATTGGTACATAAACAATATCAACTTTGTTACGCAAAAACTCAATGCCTGGAATTGTTTATGCCTCTTCCGTTTGAATTCGATTTCAGAAACCCTGATTACCAGATGGTTTTTGAATGGCGGATGGAGCGCTTACAGCGCATTCGCCAGAACCCTGAAATGCTACCAGCGCTAAAGCAGTTTTATCGCACCAACCCGGCACAGTTCATCATCGACTGGGGTATGACTACTGACCCGCGTAACATCGATTATGGCCTGCCGGTCACCATCCCTTTTCTGCTGTTCCCGAAACAGGAAGAGTGGATTCACTGGATCATGGAGCGGCGCGAACGACTGGAGAACGGCATCACCGAAAAGAGCCGCGAAATGGGGCTCAGTTGGACCGCGATCGGGCTGGCCTGCTCGCTTTGTCTCTTCAACAAAGAAATGGTTATCGGTTTCGGCTCCCGTAAAGAGGAATACGTCGACAGCACCGGTGACCCGAAGGCGCTGTTCTGGAAGGCGCGAAAGTTCGTGGAAACACTGCCCATCGAGTTTCGTGGTTCGTGGGACGAGAAGAAGCATGCGCCGTATATGCGCGTTGAGTTTCCAGATACTGGCGCGGTTATCAAAGGCGAGGCTGGCGACAATATCGGACGTGGTGACCGTACCACGCTCTACCTGGTGGATGAAGCTGCATTCCTCCAGCGTCCTCTGTTGATTGATGCGGCGCTGTCGCAAACCACCCGTTGCCGTATTGACCTGAGCTCGGTTAATGGCATGGCGAACCCGTTCGCGCAGAAGCGCCACGGCGGAAAGATACCAGTATTCACGTTCCACTGGCGAGATGACCCGCGCAAGGATGAAGAGTGGTATCGCAGGGAGTGCGAGAAAATCGACAATCCGGTGGTGGTGGCGCAGGAACTTGACCTGAACTACAGCGCATCTGCGGAAGGCGTCCTGATCCCGTCCGACTGGGTACAGGCTGCCGTCGACGCGCATATCAAACTTGGTATTCAGCCAACGGGCAAGCGACTGGGCGCGATGGACGTCGCCGACGAAGGCCGGGACAAAAATGCCTTTTCGACCCGTCACGGCTTCCTTCTGGAGAACGTGCGTGAATGGTCCGGCGTTGGCAGCGACATTTACCAGTCTGTTGAGAAGGTCTTCGGCTTTTGCGAACAGGACAACCTCGAAGAGTTTCGCTTCGACGAGGACGGCCTGGGTGCTGGCGTTCGCGGCGATGCGCGCGCCATCAACGAACTGCGTTACGCAGCGCGCCGACCGTCAATACTCGCCACACCGTTTCGTGGTAGCGGCGCGGTATTTGATCCGGACGATGAAGCGGTGCGCGGGGACAACGGACAGGCCGCACGCCTGAACAAGGACTTCTTCGCCAACGCCAAGGCCCAGAGCTGGTGGTGGCTACGCAAGCTTTTCCAGAACACCTATCGCGCCGTGGTTGAGGGCATGGCCTACAACCCGGACGAAATCATCTCAATCAGCAGCGCCATGGCGAGCAAAGACAAACTCATCATTGAGCTGTCGCAGCCGACCTACTCCATTAATGGCGTGGGGAAAATCGTTGTTGATAAACAGCCTGATGGCACCAAGTCGCCGAACCTCGCCGACTCGGTGATGATCAGCTACGCGCCAATGAATTCAGCCCTGAACATCTGGGAGCTGCTAGGGAGACAGGCCTGATGGCACGAAACAAGCAATCCTCTCAGCGAACGGCACAGGCCACCGCTGACGGCTACGAGAACTTCGTCGCCCGCGTTGGGATGCAGACGCCTAACCAGCATTCAGCATCGACCTACCGGGCGAACTTCACCAGCCGCAACCGCATGCTGGTGGAATGGTCATATCGCGGTTCGTGGGTTATCGGTGAAGCGGTCGACGCTATCCCGGACGATATGACCCGAAAGGGCATTCGCATCACTTCGGAGATTGACGCCAAAGACCGTGGCACCCTCGAAGCGCAACTGGATGAGTTGCAGATCTGGGATGCGCTGAACGACGTGCTGAAATGGTCGCGCCTCTACGGCGGCGCGGTCGGCTTCATCATGATCGAGGGGCAAGCACCAATGACCCCGCTGCGACTCGAAACCATTGGCGAGGGCAAGTTTAAGGGCATTCTCCCGCTCGACCGCTGGATGATTAACCCGGTGCTGACACGCCGCATTAAAGAGATGGGGCCGGACCTCGGCAAGCCTGAGTTTTACGACGTGGTGACCACCGCAACGGGCATTCCGGCCTGGCGCATCCATCACAGCCGCCTGATCCGCTTTGATGGCGTCACGCTGCCATTCCAGCAGAAGATGACCGAAAACGAATGGGGAATGTCGGTTGTAGAGCGTATCTGGGATCGGCTTACTGCGTTCGATAGCGCTACTGTCGGCGCGGCGCAGCTGGTCTATAAAGCGCATCTGCGTACCTATAGCGTGGAGAAGTTGCGCGAGCTTATCGCGCTTGGAGGCCCGGCGTTCGAAGCGTTGCTGAAGAACATCGACCTGATCCGCCAGTTCCAGAGCAATGAAGGTATGACGCTCATGGACTCGCGGGATAAGTTCGAAACCCACCAGTACAGCTTTAGTGGTCTGGATGACATTCTTTCGCAGTTTGCTGAGCAGATCAGCGGTGCCGTTGGTATCCCGCTGGTACGCCTGTTCGGTCAATCCCCGAAAGGCTTCTCTACTGGTGATGCAGACCTCGCCAACTATTACGACCGGGTGAGCTCATTGCAGGAGCGCCGCTTACGGCTGCCGATGCGCCGGATACTGGACATTATGCACCGCTCGGAACTCGGAAAGCCGCTGCCGGACGATTTCACGTTTGAGTTTAACCCGCTATGGCAAATGTCAGACGTTGACCGATCAACGGTGGCCGTAAACACCACCAACGCGATCAGTACCGCGCTGGGCGACGGATTGATGACGCGTAAGGCGGCGATGACCGACCTGCGCGAAAACTCTGACGTCACCGGCATCGGGGCATCCATTACCGACGAGGATATCGAGAATGCCGAAGACGAAGCGCCGCCAGGCATCGGCGAACTTGGCGACAAACCGCCAGAGCCGCCAGGCGGAGATCCGATATCGAACGAGCCTACGGCAGATAGCGCGGGCGGTCGGGGATATCGTAAATGGTCGCTACGATGGTTCAAACGATAGCGTCACCGAAATAATGGATGCGCTGGAGCGCTACAGCGAAATCATCACCCCCTGGGCGACTAAGGTTGCTGAGAGCTTCACCGCCGACATTGCGCGCCAGAATGAAAAGCAGTGGCGTCAGCACAGTCGGAACATCAGCGCAGAACTACGCAACATGGTCGACCGCGCCCCGGTAGGCCAGGTGATGAAATCCATCGTCGCCGAGCAAATTAAGTACATCAAATCTCTGCCTCTTGAGGCCGCCGATCGGGTGTATGACATTCAGAACAAGGCCATCGAGGCTGTAGTAACTGGTGGCCGCGCTGAGCCATTCGCGAAAGAGATAGCTGCTTCCGGTGACGTGTCACGCTCACGAGCGAACCTTATCGCCCGGACTGAGCTTGGGCGCGCAACCGGTGCACTGGATCAGGCGCGTGCGCTGTCAATCGGCTCGAATGGTTATATCTGGCGTACAGCCGAAGATGGCGACGTCCGGCATTCTCATCGAGAGATGGAAGGGAAGTTTGTCGAATGGGGCCGACCTCCAACGCTTGACGGCATGACCGGTCACGCTGGCGAGCTCCCGAACTGCCGCTGTTACAAAGAAATCGTCTTCCCCAACCCTCATTCTTATCTCGCCTGAATCGCAGGTAAACCATGAAATATTTTTTCAATACCCGGCTGGGGGAAACCCGTTATCAGCTGGCTGACGGCTCGCTACTGTGCAAAGACGTGCCGATAGGTCGAACGGGTAAGCAGCTTTACGGCGCTGCCGATCTGCCAAACCTCAAACCCGACAAGCTCGGCGAGATAGTCGTAACGCGCTCTCCTGATCAGGTATTCCATCCGGCCACGCTCGCCTCATTCGAAGGGATGAGCATCACGATCCTGCATCCTGAAGATGAAAACGGGAATGTGCGGCTGGTCAACCCCGAGAACTGGAAAGAGCTTGCGGTCGGGCATCTTCAGAACGTTCGGCGCGGGACTGGTGATCAGTCTGATTTGATGCTGGCTGACCTTATCGTCAAAGACGAAAGCGCCATTCAGCTGATCGAAGATGGTCTGCGCGAAGTGTCGTGCGGCTATGACGCTGAGTACGAGCAGACCGAACCCGGAAAAGCCGAGCAGGTCGATATTACCGGAAACCATGTGGCTCTTGTCCCTAAAGGCAGAGCCGGAAATCGTTGTGCAATTGGAGACAGAGACACAATGGCAAATCAAAAGAAAAGCTGGTGGACCCGCATGCGCACGGCCATCAAAACGGGTGATGCTGACACCATGAACGAACTGCTGGACTCTGCGCCAGCGGCGGTAACGGGCGATGAAGGGGATCTGCCGAGCGGCGTTAACCTCAACATTAATCTTTCACCGCAACAACCATTTCCGGACAAAAAGCCGGAAATGGGCGGAGAGCCAACCGGCGACGGCGAGGACGATATCAAAACCTTGCTCAAAGCCCTGCTGGCTAAGCTGGAAGGTACTGCAACGGGCGATAACGACGATAAGCCTGACGGCAAAGATAACAAAGACCCTACCGGCGACGGTGAGGACGACGAAGAGGAAACCACGATTACCGGTGACGCTGCTTATCGTGCCGAAGTTATCGTTCCGGGTATCGATCTGAGCCGTAAGGTGAAACCGACCGCGTTCAAACGTGATGTGCTGTCCGCCGCTGACAAAACACTGGTTCGCCAGGTTGTCGGTGATGCAGATATCCGCAAATTGCCCAAGCAATCGGTCGATATGGCGTTTAACGCCGTGTCTGAGATTGCCAAAGGGCGAAACACCCGCAGCACCACGGGCGATGCACAACGTCCAAATATGGGCATGACCAGCATCGCTTCCCTGAACAAACAAAACGCCGACTTCTGGTCTAACCGCAAAGGATAATCCAATGACTGCATATTTGTACCGGATGCCTGTTGGCATTGCCGGGGCTATCTCTCGCCCGCAGGACTTAACCGTCGAACCGGTGATCCTTAAATCCGCTAACGCCTTCGCTGCCTATGGTCTGGCTGGCAAATATGACGCTGACGGCTTTTTCGTGCCGCTGGCGGACGGTGACACCGCCGACAAGGTGAAGGGGATCTACGTTCGTCCGTATCCGACCACATCGCAGCCAGACATGGTTCGCCAGGTGGGGACGGATAAGAACTTCCCGGGTGACGCCATGAAGCGTGGCTACATGACCGTTAATCTCGGCTCTGATTTTGATGCCAGCACCATCAAAAAAGGCGACCCGGTATACGTTGTCGTCTCCACTGATGAATCCATCAAAGTGCCGCTGGGCGGCTTCATGTCCACGTCCGTCAGTGGCAAAAACGTGGCGCTGACCAACGCCGAATTCACAGGGGCCGGTGACGCTAACGGCAATGCAGAAATCTCCTGGAAGATTTAAGGAACAGACGAATGATTACTTTTGATCAGGCAACCGTTGATAGCTCTGGTGCCTTTCTCATCGGGGAGCTGGAGCGACTCGACCAGACGCTGAACCTGCCGCTGGTGGGTTACACCTGGACCCGCGATATTCAGCTGCGTGAAGACGTTTCTATCGCAGATGACATTTCCAGCTGGACTAACACCAGTTTTGGCGCTGCTGGTACTGGCGCAAATCCGAACGGTAAAAACTGGGTAGGCAAAGACTCCACTGCTATTGCTGGCGTGAATGTTGATATCGGCAAAGACGGCAATCCGCTGAACCTCTGGGGCATGGAACTGGGCTGGACCGTTGTAGAGCTGGCAGCAGCTCAGCAGGTAGGTCGCCCGATTGATACCCAGAAGTACGACGGGATGCAGCTCAAATGGCAGATGGACAACGACGAGCAGGTTTACATTGGCGATGATGCGCTCGGCCTGAAAGGGCTGGCAAACCTTGTCGGTGTGACGCTGAACAATGCGCCGAAGACCTGGGCGAACTCCACCAACGACGAGATTCTCGATAGCGTGAACAGCATTCTGTCGAATGCCTGGGCAGCATCCGGTTATTCCGTCGTGCCTTCTGATCTGCGCATTCCGCCAGAGCAGTATTCACTGCTGGCGAGCCGTAAGGTTTCCGAAGCGGGTAACCAGTCACTGCTGACCTATCTGGCCGTGAACACTATCGCTTTCCACCAGAACGGCGTTCCGCTGGAAATCAAAGCGGTTAAATGGCTGAAAGGGCGCGGGGTTGGCGGTAAAGACCGTATGGTCGCCTACACCAACGACAAGAAATATGTGCGCTATCCGCTGGTGCCGTTGCAGAGCGTTCCTATCCAGTATCGCGGTCTGTACCAGATTGCGACCTACTACGGCAAGCTCGGTGCGGTTGAGCCAGTGTACAAAGAAACCCTGTCCTACGTGGACGGTATCTGATAACCAGAACGGCCCCGAAAGGGGCCAGAAGGAAACTGAAAATGGCGAAAGAAAAGCTGGTTACCATCCATGTTCACACTCCGTTTACGCTGACGCTCGGCGATCAGTCAAAACAGGAGTTTGGCCGGGGGCGGCATAACGTACCGGAAGAGGTCGCGTCTCACTGGTTCACCCAGGCGCACTCTGAGCTTTCCGAAAGCGTGATTAGCGACACCGATGATCTGCAACCCATTATCGACAGCCTGCAAGCGCAGATTGCCGACAAAGATAAGCAGATTGTCGATAAAGATCAGCTGATTGCCGATCTGAAAGAAGCGCTGCTCAAGCTGCAAGAGCAGAACGACAGCCTGCAAGCGCAGATTGCTGCCGCCCAGACTGGCGGTAATGGGGCGAAAGATGCCAAAGAATCAAAGCCTGCCAACAGTAAGTGATTTTCGCCGCGACTTCCCGCAGTTTGCTGACCCTGCCAAATATCCCGAAGCGCAAATCGAGTTTCGTCTGAATCTGGCCGATGTGCTGCTAAGCGAAAAGGTCACCGGCAAAAAGTTGTTTCCGTATTTTGCCGAGTTGTTCGTTGCGCACTACATGACGCTTTGGGCGGCAGATAGCCGGGCGATGCTGGTTGGCGGCCCGGGCGGTTCAACCAATGGTGTTCAGTCCTCTAAGTCCGTTGACAAGGTAAGCGTCAGCTATGACACCAGCGCGACGCTAAACCCTGACGCAGGCTTCTGGAATAACACCCGATATGGCGCTGAATTTTATCAGCTGATCACGATGTTTGGTGCGGGCGGTCGCCAGCTATGAGTTTCAAAAGCGGTGTGACAACGAGGGTGGATAACGCTCAGGCCATTCTGGATGCGCTCAAATCCATCGGTAAAAAAGAAGTGCTGGTGGGCATCCCGGAAGAAGACAGCGAGCGTGAGGATGTTCCGTTTGGTAATGCCGGGATCGGTTACGTCAACGAATACGGCTCACCAGCGCAAAACATCCCCCCACGCCCGCACCTGATCCCCGGCGTTAAATCGGTAGAGGAACAGACAGTGCCGCAGCTTAAAGCAGCGGCGCAGGCTGCGCTTGATGGTAATGCGGCGGGTGCGGAAAGATCGCTCAACCGCGCCGGAACGCTGGCCGCTAATGGCGTCAGGCGTTACATGACTATTACCGGCTTTACGCCGCTTGCTGACAGCACTGTTGAAGCCCGGGCTCGTCGGGGGCGCAAGGGGGCAACACTGGAACTTGCCCGGCGTGTTGCTGGCGAGCTCCCCGGAACCGATCTGGTGAAACCATTAATTGACACCGGGCAATATCGCAGAGCCATTACCCACGTTGTGAGGGATAAAGATGCCGAATCTTGATGTGACGGACGTACTTTTTGACCCCGATTTTTGCGACTTCAACCTGTGGGTAACGCGTCGCGTGCAAACGGTGGACGATGACGGGATCGGCAGCGACAGTGAAGTTAAAACGCAGTTTGCCGGAGTTGTTACCGTTGACCGCTCTCTCGAAAACCGACGTATGCAGTCCGGGCAGGTTATCAGTGGCGCGATTCTCATTGTGACAACTGAGCGGCTGACGCAGGGGCAGACTGGCCGTGATGCCGATATCGTGACGTATCAGAACCGTGATTACCGCGTGACATTCGTCGACCCGTATATAGCTTACGGTGCTGGCTTTGTCCAGGCACATTGCGAACTGTTGCCGTTTGATGGGGGAACTCCCGTTGAGCAATAACACCAGCACAGAGCGCGGCTGGCTGACACCCACCAGCGGCGATCCGGATTATGACGAAGCGCTAGACAGGCTGTTAAGCCAGTGGATGCGCAACGTTTCCGGCTTGCCAGCTGGGATGGTTCGCCCGCGCTGGCAGAAAGATCAGCCGCCACTGCTGCCCATTGAAACGAACTGGTGCGCGTTCGGCGTTACCGGATGGCCCATTGATAACAGTCCTGCATTCACCAATCAGACCGACGAGGGCGCTGAGCTCTGGCGACATGAAACGTTCGAGTGCATGGCGTCGTTCTATGGCCCGGCTGGTATGTCTTATGCGTCCCGTTTTCGCGATGGCATATCTGTCCCGCAAAACAATGCTGAGCTGAACGCGCTTGGGCTGTCTCTTGGCGACTATACCGGTCTGACCCCTTTCCCCGAACTTATCAACCAGCAATGGGTTCGCCGCTACGACATGACGGTGCGCCTGCGCCGGAAGGTTGTGCGCGAGTACGGCATCAAATCGCTGGTGGAAGCGCCAGTCACCTTTTTTGGAGAATAAACTATGACGCAGGGTTTACCTGTATCCAACGTTGTAAACGTTGATGTGATCATCTCGCCGAAAGCGGCTACTGGTCGTAACTTCGGCGCGCTGCTGATCCTCGGTTCTTCCACTGTCATTCCGGTGCAGGAGCGCGTTCGCCTTTATGCGTCCGTTGAGGACATTGGCGAAGACTTCGGTGTCGACAGCCCGGAATATAAAGCAGCGCAGGTTTTCTTCAGCCAGTCACCGAAGCCGACACAGGTTTATGTTGGTCGCTGGGCGAAGACGCTGAGTTCTTCCGAGAGTGGAGATACTGAAACTATCGTGCAAGCCGTTAATGCCTGCCTGCAATATACCAACTGGTATGGGCTGGTTGTCGCTGATGATGTTGTCGCTGGTGGCGATGTGCTTGATGTTGATGACGTGATTGAGGTCGCCAAACTTATTGAAGCGTCCAGCCTTAGCCGTATCTTTGGTGTGACCTCTGCCGACGCCGAGATTATCAGCACGACTTCGACGACCGATGTTGCGTCGAAATTAAAGGCTGGCAAGTATGCCCGTACCTTTATTCAGTATTCCACCAGCAGCCCTTACGCAGCGGTTTCTGCTTTCGGTCGTGCGTTTACTGTCAATTTCAACGGCAGCAATACCACCATTACCCTGAAGTTCAAACAGGAACCAAGCGTAACCTACGAAACGTTGACGGTAGGCCAGGCGGCTGCGGTGGATACGAAGAATGCGAACGTGTTCGTGTACTACGCCAACGACACGGCGATCCTGCAACAGGGTGTCATGGCGAACGGTGACTTCTTCGACGAGCGCCACGGGCTCGACTGGTTGCAGAACTACGTTCAGACCAACCTCTATAACCTGCTTTACACCAGCACCACCAAAATTCCGCAGACTGATGCCGGTGTGACCCGTCTGCTTTCCAACGTTGAACAGTCCATGGATCAGTCCGTCACGAACGGTCTGGTAGCTGCTGGCGTGTGGAATGGTGGCCCTATCGGACAGCTGAATTCCGGCGATACGCTGACCAAAGGCTATTACGTGTATGCGCAACCGCTGTCCGAACAGGCGCAGGCCGACCGCGAAGCGCGCAAAGCACCGTTAATCCAGGTGGCCTGTAAGCTGGCTGGCGCAGTTCATTATGCCGATGTGCAGATCAACGTGGTTCGCTAAGGAGCGATAAATGGCAACTTATTCTTTTCTCGATGTAACCGCGTCGCTCACCGGGCCGACCGGCGTTATCGATCTTGGTCAGGGTTCTGCGAACTCTGAGGAAGGTATCACCCAGACCATGGGCGGCAACAAAAACACCATGACCATCGGTGCCGATGGCGAGGTGATGCACAGCCTGCACGCCGATAAGTCAGGCACCATTACGGTGACGCTACTCAAAACCTCCCCGGTGAATAAAAAGCTGTCTCTGGCGTATAACGCGCAAAGCCAGTCCTCTGCCACCTGGGGCAATAACGTGATCGTCATTCGCAACACGGCATCGGGTGATATTTCTACTGCGCGTTCGTGTGCATTCCAGAAACAGCCTGATTTCAATAACGCTAAAGAGGGCGGAACCGTCGCCTGGGTATTCGACTGCGGCAAGATTGACCAGCTTCTCGGGGAGTTTTAACGCATGGAATTCGAAATTAAAGGCGTGAAATATCGCACCGCAAAGCTCAGCGTTTTCGAACAGCTGAAGGTGTCCCGCAAGCTGTTGCCGGTTCTGGCCGGGATGGTTTCGGACTTCCGGAGCGTTCAGGAGAAGATCAGCAGCAAAGACACCGAAGGCGCGATGGCTACCATCCTGCCAAAGATTGCCAATGCTGTGTCCGATCTGAGTGATGGCGACGTGGACGCTATCCTGTTCCCCTGTCTTTCCGTTGTTTCACGCGAGCACATGAAAGACTGGGTGCCGGTCTGCCAGCATGGCGAAATGGCGTTTGACGATATCGACCTGCTTACCATGCTGCAACTGGTGGCGCGGGTGGTCGCCGACTCTCTGGGAAATTTTTTGCAAGGACTCCCTACCAGCGAGACGCCCACCCCGCTAGCGGAATAACCTTCAACAGCCTGCCGGGCGGTGAAGATTTTATTCTTCGCCCGGCGCTTGCCTTCCATATTGACCAGAAAGACCTTAACAGCGGTGCGGTAGACCTTTGCCGCATCGCGCTTCTCAATGACTACCTCGACATGCGCGAGGATAACGACGCCCGGGTAGATAAATGGAGAGCGGCCAATGAGCGGTAACGCAGATACGATTAAAGATTTCCTTGTTTCGCTGGGATTCGATATCGATCAGGCTGGCGCTAATAAGTTTGAAGCCGTGCTGAAAGGCGTTACAGCTAACGTTCTGAAGGTCGGCGCGGTGGTGGAAGGCGCAGCGCTGAGCATTGTCGGATTTACCACTCAGATCGCGAACGGTCTGGATAAAATTTACTGGGCATCCCAGCGGACGGGGGCCAGTGTCCAGGGCATCAAAGCGCTGGGATACGCCGCATCGCAAACCGGTGCCAGCGCCGAGTCGGCTATGTCCTCCCTCGAAGGGCTGGCCGGTTTCATGCGTAGCAATCCGGGCGCGGAAGGCTTCCTGAACCGCCTGGGCGTCCAGACTCGCGATGCCAGCGGAAAGATGCGTGATACTGCGGCCATCTTTACTGGCGTTGGGCAAAAGCTCAACAACATGCCGTATTACCGCGCGAAACAATACGCGCAGATGCTTGGCATCGATGAAAACACGCTGATGGCGATGCGGCGCGGCATGAATGGCTTTACCGCCGATTACCAGTCGATGCTGCAAAAGACAGGGTTCAACGCTGATAAAGCGGCTGTTCAGTCCAACAAATTCATGACGTCCATGCGCGGGCTTACGTCGCTGTTCGGCATCATGCGGGACAAGATCGGCTCAAACCTCGCTGGTGGCCTGGCTGGTTCGCTGGACAGCCTGCGGCGGCGCATCCTCGACAATTTCCCGAAGATTGAAGAGACGCTGACCAGAGTTATTAAAGGCGTGATCTGGCTTGCGAACGCATTCACGAGAATGGCGTGGCGGCTGATACAGGGCGCTGGCTCTGTCATCGACTGGTGGAAGCGTCTTGACGATGGCAGTAAAAATCTGCTGAAAATATTCGGTGCTCTACTTGTCGCATGGCGTCTGCTTAATTCTGCGTTCCTGAAATCCCCGATTGGAATTATCACCACGCTGATTCTGGCGATCGGATTACTCTATGACGATTATCAGACGTGGAAAGAAGGCGGTAAAAGCCTGATTGACTGGTCCAAGTGGGAGCCTGCAATAGAAAAGGCGAAAAAGGCAATTCTCTGGCTGCGCGATAAGCTTCTGGGGCTGAAAGATTCTGTTGGTGGATGGCAGAACTCGCTGGAAATTTTGGCTACTTTCATCGCTGGGGTATGGGTAACAAAAGTATTGGGAGCATTCGCAAAAATATCCGGTCTTCCGATACCTCCATGGCTTAAATTATGGGGAGCGTATGCTGGTTACCTGGTTTCAGATCGTGAAAACATAAAAGCCAGTGCTAAATCATCTTTGGACTATACCAAAAGGAACATTGGTGATGCTCTTGCTACGGTTGGCATCAAAACCGACCTTGGGCGAAAAGATGTTAGCGAGGTAAGAGAATGGCCCGCATGGATGGATTGGCTGCATGGTGGCCCAGGTAAGATTATTCGTCAGGCGCAAAGCAATGGCGTCGTTTATGGCGATAATGTTCAGCCTGACATTCCCGGGGCGGAACAGCATGTTCGTAGTAATGAAATTGCCCCGCATGAAAGAGATGAAATAAAAAACCGTCAGCAGGCTGCTAATGGTTATCTTGAAAAAATCTCAGACGGGATTGCCAAAATCGGTAATTTATTTTTCTCCCCGGTTGGAGCTGCTGAAATCTCTCCAAATATATCGGGTGACCCCTCCCAGTTTGCGCAATCAGTCAAACGTCCACAGGCCACAGCCCAGGGCAAAGTATTGCTCGACTGGATGGGGCCAATGTTCAATAAACTTGAGTCGCTTTATCAACTTCCAGCTGGTCTATTGAAAAGTGTGGCGATAACCGAGTCAGGTGGTAACCAGTTCGCCATGTCCGGCGCAGGCGCGAAAGGTCTGTTTCAGTTTATGGATGGTACGGCGCGCGACATGGGCCTTCGCGGAAACGATGTATTCGACCCGCAAAAGTCAGCTCAGGCCGCAGCTAAGTACCTCAGCCAGCTGTTGCGGCAGAACGGCGGAGACCTTAGCAAAGCACTGGCATCATATAACTGGGGGATCGGGAATGTTAAGCGCTATGGCATGGGGTTAATGCCGCAGGAAACGCGTAACTACATTCCGAAAGTAATGAGCAACATGCCCACCAGCGCCCCGGTGATTCAGCAGGAAACGAATATTAACATCCACGGCGTTTCCGATCCGCGCGAGGCTGCCCGTTTGACTGTTGATCGTCAAAAGGGCGTGAATTCACAGTTAACCCAGCAACTCCCCGCAGGACCGAGATAATGGATATTTTATCAGCGATTTTTCGCCAGCAATCCCGGCGAATTGGCCTGCTGATCCCCAGCGTGGTCGTCTCCGAAAAGCATTCTGATGCGCTCGAAATTACTGAGCACCCGGTGGAGAAGCCAACAACGAATAGCGCTTCGGGCTTCATCGCCGATCATGCGTATAAGCGCCCCAGCGAAGTCACAATGGAATGCGGCTTCGCTGGTGGCGGTTCGTTGCTGGACTTCATTGATACATCTTCAATCGGCCTCAGCGCCGGACTTAGCCCGAAAGAGACCTATCAGCAACTACTGGATCTCCAGTCCTCTCGGGTGCCGTTCGATGTAGTGACCGGAAAGCGGGTTTACAGCAATATGCTGGTGCGAGCCATCGAGGTGACAACGGATAAAACCAGCGAGAACGTGCTGAACTGCACGCTTACCCTGCGTGAAGTGATCATGTCGCAGACGCAGAGCGTTAGCGTTGCAGATAAATCAGATATGCAGGATGGCGTCAGCACATCGGCGGTGCAGAATTCCGGGATGAAATCCACTACACCGCCAAACGAATCCTTGCTGAGCCAGCTGGGCGGAAGCGTTACATCAGCATTCGGGGGATGATATGCAGTTTAACGAAATACCGCTTTCTCCTGACAATCAGCAGTTCCGCGTTTTGCTGGGCAATACCACGTATACACTCAGGATCATCTGGCGTGATGCGGCTGGCTGGATTATGGACGTGATGGATAGCGGCGGTGCTGCGCTTCTTTCTGGCGTACCTCTCCTGACCGGCGTGAACCTATTACGACAATATCCACAGCTTGGCATTGATGGCGCGCTGGTGGTGGCGACCGATAAGGGCGCACCAGACGAGCCCACCAAAACCAACCTCGGCACATACAGCCACCTCATTTTCGTACAGGAGTAGAAATGTCTCTTAACTGGATGCGCCATTTTGAGCTGCAACTGTTGGACCAGAACGGGCAGGGCGTTTCCCTGTCTGACTTTAAGGTCACGTTCCAGATCGAGTGGGCAGACACACGCTGGCCACGCGTGGCGAACGTGAAAATTTACAACCTTTCGACCGATACCACGAACAAGATACTTGGGCAGGAGTTTGCCAAAATTCGCATCATTGCCGGGTATGACGGTATAGTGCCGGATGTTGATGCGAGCCAGGTTGGTGTGTCCCGGGAGATTTCACCAGACCAGATAGGGCAGGTGAACGGTCAGAACTACGGCCTGATTTTTGACGGTGATATTCGCTTCACCGTCACCGGGAAGGACAACATTACGGATTCCTGGGTGTTGATTCAGGCCATTGGTGATCACGAAGCGTTCCTCTATGCGACCACCATCACCACGCTTGCCGCTGGCTATACCGTTGCGGATCTGCACCGGGCGACGATGCAGGATTTCAACGCGTTCGGCGTGACACAGGGCATTACCGGCGATTTTCCTGATACCGTGTTTCCTCGTGGCCGCGCGATTTACTCATCCAGCCGCAACGTGATGGATAATATTGCTGCGCAGTGCAAAGCGACATGGCAACTGGTGGATGGTCAGGTCCAGATGGTGCCGGAGGATAAATATATTCACGAAGCCATTGTGTTGAATGCCAATACTGGCCTGATCGGTATGCCGCAACAGACAATGGGCGGCGGCGTAAACGTGCGGTGCCTGATAAACCCAAACATCCGCATTAATGGTCTTATCCAGCTCGATCAGGCTTCGGTGTACCGCGCCGCGCTCGGCAATAGCGAAATCGCACAGTCGCCCGGTCGTATCACTGAAACGGAAGAGAACGGCAACCGCGCACTGACCGGCACAACGTCACAGGCTGCCAGCATTGCGACAGATGGCGTTTATATCGTCAAAGCTATCGACTATACTGGCGACACCAGAGGTCAGGCGTGGTACATGGATTTGATGTGTTTTGCGCGTGGCAGTCGTGATTTAGTTAATGCTGGTGCTATGCAAAAAACAAACTACTGAGGTACGGGACGTGAAACTCGTAATTTTTATCATTGCAGCATTATTTTCTTTCCAAGCTATTGCTGATTCTCAGTGTGGTGATTTCAAAATCCATTGGGCTGATGATGGTTTCGCTCGCGTAAACGGAGCTAAACCTGAATCGCAAAAAGTGACATTTCTTAAAAATGACGGTGATTATAACAACGTCAAAATTGAATGGCGCTTAGCGACCAATCAACCAGGGCGATGGGTAGGAATGGAGTTTATTGGCCGTAATGGTAAAGCAATCCTGAATGCTCAGTGGCTGCAAGCCAGCATGGATTCGCCGCGTCAGTATGCAACATACGACTGCCGAAAAGTAAAATAGCCCGCCAGATAGGCGGGCATGCGTCAAAAATATTGAGCTTTAATTATAATAAACACAATAATTACGAACAGGATGTTTCTAATTATTTTTTGCTTATGAGTAAGTTGTTTTTTTTCTGTCGATTTCCCGGGAGAGTAAAGGTTAGTGGTATGCGACAGCCCCGTGCCGGGAAGGCCATTTGTCATCTTTACGCCTTTTTTTCCGATGTTAATGGTGGAACCTTTACCACCAATTGAAGTGCTTACTCCGCTTTTACTAATGTTGATCGCGAGTCCGGGCGCAATCCGGATTCTTTTACGAAATCTAAATCCCATTTGTTACTCCTGTAGTCAATAATGCGATGGTGCAGGTCCACTCTATGGCGGCTTCATGGCTGAAATTGATTTTCAATGCTTACTTGTTGCAAACATATCCTAATACACCTTGTGAATGTGTGCCATTGCAGCGGAAAAGCCTTACTTCACACTGATGTGGCTTAGTTACTAAGAGATAATTGATACCAAACCAGCTTCGGCTGGTTTTTTTATGGGGGTTTTATGCCAATTCCAACTCAATCACAGATCGGCGGTGAGCAGCAGACCGCGCAGGCCATTGTCGATTCGGTGTCTACCCAGATGCGCGTAGCGATGCCCGGCATCATTCAGTCGTTCGATCCTGACACTGTTACCTGCACAGTAGAGGTAGCGCTTCGCGGTATTGTTGGCGATGGCTCCACCGAATTAAAACCGCTGGTGGATGTGCCGGTTATCTTCCCGCGCGGCGGCGGTTGCACGCTGACCTTTCCGGTAAAAGAAGGCGACGAGTGCCTGCTGATCTTTGCCGACCGTTGCATCGATTTCTGGTGGCAGAGCGGCGGCGTTCAGGAGACCGTCGACCCGCGCCAGCATGACTTATCTGATGCGTTCGCCATCGTTGGCCCGCAGTCGCAAGCGCAGAAAATCAGCGGTATCAGTACCAGCGCCGCGCAGCTGCGAACCGATGATGGCTCGGCGTTCGTAGAGGTCGCAGCAGGGCATAACATCACCGTTAAAACGCCGGGCAAGCTTACGGCTACGGCTGAGGGTGGAACGACAATCACATCCCCGACTATCACGCTGAACGGCAACGTAACGATTAACGGTAACCTGTCTCAGGGAATGGGAGAAAGCGGCGGTACTGCGACGATGCTTGGGCCGGTGACGGTAACGAATGACGTAACAGCTTCTGGTATCAGTGTCGCCACGCATAAACATGGCGGAGTACAGACTGGCGGGGGAACTACCGGAGGGCCGCAATAATGCGATACCGTCGCGAAGATACTGAAGGCGATTACACTTTCGGCCAGGGTGACGATACTTTCCTTATCGACAGTCCGGAATGTGTCGCCCAGGCCGTAAAAACCCGTTTCGAGCTGTGGCGCGGTCAGTGGTTTCTCGATCTGACGGAAGGCACGCCGTATGTTCAGTCAGTGCTTGGGAAGCAGCGATCAGATGTCTACATCCTGGCTATACGCGAACGCATACAGGATACACCGGGCGTTCTGTCGATTCTTTCCTTCGATACCAATTATGACGGCACCAGCCGTCGCGTCACCTTCACTTCCTCCATTGACACAATCTACGGCCAGACGACTGTAACAAGCGAGGCATAAATGGCTTTGAACCTCGACACGCTGGGGCTATCGGCAACGGTAACCGCCCAGGGGATTAGTGCGCCTGATTACCAGACAATCCTTGATACACTGACCAGCTATTTCAGGCAGATTTACGGTAGTGATGCCTACCTCGAACCAGACAGCAAAGATGGGCAAATGGTCGCGCTGGTGGCTCTTGCGGTGCATGACGCTAACAATACCGCTATCGAGATCTACAACTCTTTTTCACCGACGACAGCGCAGGCCGCAGCGCTTAGCAACAATGTGAAAATTAACGGGATCACGCGAAAAGTAGCGACAAACTCTACTGCTGACCTTCTGTTAACCGGTACGGCAGGCACGACTATCACGAATGGCTCCGCACGGGATAAAAACGGCATTATCTGGAATTTTCCAGCGAGTGTGGCGATCGGCGTTGATGGTACTGTGCTGGTGACGGCCACATGTGCGAATAGCGGTTCGGTTGCGGCGCTGGCCGGGACTATTACCACTATCAACACCCCGACCCGAGGTTGGGTGTCGGTAACCAATCCAGTTGCGGCTACTGTCGGTTCACCAGCCGAAACCGACGCAGAGCTGCGCATTCGGCAGGGGCAAAGCGTCGCGCTACCATCGATCACACCGTTTGAAGGTGTCGACGGTGCTATCGCTAATGTTGCTGGCGTGACACGTCACAAACTATATGAGAACGACACTGGGGCAACCGACAGCAACGGGCTGCCGCCACACTCTATTTCCGCCATCGTCGATGGAGGGGATGTTACCGAGATAGCCCAGACCATCAGGGGGAATAAAGGGCAGGGAACCGCAACTTACGGTAAAACTTCTGTCACAGTGCCGGATACTTATGGTAATCCTCACGTCATCAGTTTTTCGCGCTCTACCGATGTGCCAATTTTCGTAGCCATTACCCTGAAAGTTTTTACCGGCTATACCTCTCAAATCGGCGAGCAGATTAAACAGGCTGTTGCCGATTATATAAATGGCCTAACAATTGGCGACGACGTTCTGCTGAGCCGTATTTATTCCCCGGCAAACCTCGGCGTTGTGAGCGGCGGGAATGCCCGCTATTACGATATTACCGACCTGCTGATCGGTAAGTCGTCTGGCAGCGTATCGGCATCAAACATTGATATTGCCTATGATGCTTCAGCGTCCTGTAGCACCGCGAATATCAGTATCACGGTGACCTCATGAGCAAATACACCGAACTGATCACTAACTACCACGCTACCAAGCCACTCTTTTTTGACCATATAGATCTGAGCACCCGCCCGCTGATTGATGTGTCCAGCACTATGTCAGGGCTTATAACAGCCTTCGATATCGATACTGCTGTCGGTGTACAGCTCGACATCCTCGGTCTGTGGATCGGACGCAGTCGCATAGTCAGCCAGCCAATTAGCGGAGTTTATTTCAGCTGGGACACTGACGGGCTTGGGTATGACCAGGGCATCTGGCAAGGGCCATATGATCCTGATTCTGGCTATACGACGCTAAGCGATGAGACGTACCGCATCATTCTGAAAGCGAAAATCGCTATCAACAACTGGGACGGTCGGAACGACTCTCTGCCTCCCATCCTTGACGCTGCTACCGCAGGCTCAGGCCTGAGGATGCAGATCGTCGACAACCAGGACATGACGATTTCGGTCTGGGTTTTCCCTGAAACTGATATTTCTGATGTGTCTCTCGAACTGATCGCCGCTATCAAACAGGGCTATCTCACCGTTAAATCAGCTGGCGTATGGGCCGGTGATGTTGAAACGCCTTCGGTAGAAACACCGTCAGAAGGCTCTAAATTCTTTGGGTTTGATATGGATAACGAATACATCGGCGGGTTCGATGTTGGAGCATGGGGGACAATACTCTAATGGCAATAAACAACTTTAAACCTTTCGCGCTTGATCCGAACGCTAACGTCACCTCACAAGCTGACTGGGAAGCACTTCCGGCTCTGCTTTCAGGGTTTACGGCAGGTAAAGCATCCAGCGCACAGGTCAACAAAGCTATTCGGCAAGCCAGCTTTATCGCGGCAGCGTTGGCGCAGTACACCGCCAACAAAAGCGGGCTGGATGTGCTTGATGATGGAGACCTGAACGGGTTTATATCCAAAATGGGGACCGCTTTCGGGAAAGATTTCCAGGCGCTTGATGCCACGCTGTCGGCATTAGCTGGGCTCGCAACAGGTGCAAATAAACTCCCATATTTCACTGGAAATGATACAGCAGCGCAGACTGATTTAACTTCTGTTGGCCGTGACATTATTGGGAAAAATACTATTGCTGACATTCTCACATACCTTGGTTTGGGAGAAGCCAGATATATCATTCAGCGAGGAGCTAATGCCAATGGTGCATGGATTCGCTGGTCAGATGGTGCAATAGAAGTCTTTGGAACGGGTGGGTCTAATGATAATGGACTGGCTAAAGTCGTTTACCCAATTGCACTGCCTAAACTTTCACGTTTTATCAGTATCGCGGAAAGAATAAGAACAGATTACGAGAGCACACCTAATAATGTTCACGTTTCAATGATCGTGGATGATCAGGTAACAAATACCGGTTTTTATGCCCGCTGCCAGATGTACGACGGCAGACCATCATCAAATGCTTTTTCCTGGAGGGTTTATTGTGCGCCTGTTTAATCCAGTTACTTTGACTGAAGTAATCCCCGGTCTTCATGATGTGACCGGGGCTATTGAATTACCAGAGGACAACTGGTTTTTTACTATGACAGAAATTCCTCAGGGCATGGAGCTAACAATTAATGAGAAAGGGGAACCAATATTGATTGAGGTTAATCAGTCTCAGGGAAAGCAGGCCAAATAATATCAGGCGCGGTGCTGGTATCTGTTGCCGTCACCGCGTCAATGTAATCCAGCACGGCGTTAAGCCGGGTTGTTTCTGCCTGCATCAGCTTCCGTCCGGCCTGTAATTTCAGCTGAATCAGACTGATGGAAGCCATTGCAGCATCAATCAGTGACTGACGCTGTGCTTCTGCCGTGTCTACTGCGGCGCTATGCTGTGCCTCAGTATCGGTCACCCATTTCTCACCATCCCATTTATCGTATGGTGTTAACGGGGCGATAGTTGTGGTATTTTCAGGGTAATCACCCGGAGCTGTGATTTCTTTTGACTCTCCAGTTTTGGTGCTATAGACGATTTCACCGCGATGGTCTGGCACATATTCCCATGAGTTAAAATTTGCAGAACGACAGATAGCATAACCCACCTTATATGTGCCAGGGGCATCTAAACAGGAATATGCAGGAATACCGACACCAATGGCAAGATATTCAGTTGAAGCTGAAATATATTCCTGCGTCTCACTATCATAGTTATAAACGGTAATATCCCCCGACTTTGTAGCAATAAGCTCACTATTTAATATTGCTTTATCCATTATGCTGCTCTCACGATATAGTTAAATGCAATGTTTCGAGGGCGATTCTCTGATGCTGTTGGTACAACCCTGGATGCATCAAAACTGAATCCTGTGTAAGGGGTATTTTTTGTTTCATATGTGCCTAGGTTATTATAGATATTTCGCGTAGCTTGAGATGCTAAGGCAAAAGCACCAGTACCAGTCTGTAACCTGAAAGTTGCTGTATCAATGGTGCCTTTAACTTCATTTATAAAGCCTGTTATATTCCGAATGGTATCTCCCTGTGACGAAAGCAAGCTACGGTTAGTATCAATCCCTCTTCCATCATCCCAGCCACGAATAAACTCACCGCGTAAATCAGGCAATTTATTTGTCGGGTAAACCTTTGCCAGTTCCGGGTATTCTTCAGCAGAAAAAGCCGCCCCGTTGCATTTCAGCCAGCCTGTTGGCGGAGTGGCGGAAGGCCACGGAACAGGCACGCCAACGGGTAATGCCGAACCTTCTCCCAAACCAACCTTTTTTATAACCATCAAAAATCTGGTGATGCTTCGCCGTTTCTCCTGTTTTCATAACAGGAGAAATCCCATGATTTACGGTTATGCCCGAGTATCAACAAACCACCAGGACACTGAATTGCAACTAACGGCGCTCAAGTCAGCGGGTTGTGAGAAAATTTTTGAAGAGCATGCCAGCGGGAGGAAATCGAATCGGCCGGTTCTAAAACGGCTGATCGCCACTATGCAGCCGGGGGATGAACTGGTGGTCTGGAAGCTGGACAGGATAGGCCGCAACGTTCTGCATGCGCTGTTGATGTTCCAGCAGTTACAGGAAAAGGGTATCAACTTCCGCAGTATTACCGATGGCGTGGATCTCAAAACAGCCAGCGGCCGCTATAACTTTCGTAACATCCTTTCCGCAGCACAATATGAATCTGATCTTAATAGCGAACGTACCTTAGCAGGGCTGGCCGTAGCCAGGGCAAAAGGGCGAGTTGGTGGTCGCAGGCCTAAGTTCACGGATGAGCAATGGCGGGAAATGGGGGAGCGGATGGCAACCGGTGAATCACGACAAAGCGTATCAAAAACGTATGGAGTAGGGCTCTCAACTCTGTATAAAAAGTTTCCAGCTAGCTGATAACGGGAAAGAAACAGAGAAGGGCACAAATATTGTGTACTTTAATGTGCCCTTTAATTTATTGATTGGTGGTTGAATTGTCCGTAACTTTTTGATTTAAGTGCAAATTTCTAATAAATTAGAACACTTTCTTAAATGGTTTCACTGAAACGTGTTCATAGACTCCTGCCGCTACGTACGGGTCAGCATCGGCCCAGGCCTGAGCTGCTTCCAGCGATTCAAATTCAGCAATAACGGTTGAGCCAGTAAATCCCGCAGCCCCTGGATCGTTACTGTCTACCGCTGGCATTGGACCAGCTGTCAACAAACGACCTTCATCATGCAGTAACTGTAAACGTGCTAAATGTGCCGGACGAACGGAAAGGCGTTTTTCGAGGCTATCAGCTTTGTCTTGAGCGTAAATAACATACAACACGGGCACAACTCCTTGTTCGGGAAAGTTGTAAAGTACGTTATTTGAAAGGGCGAAGATCTGCAACGGAAAGATGATGTCTTTGTTGAGGCCATGCATAAAGTAAGGGTAATTACGCCAAAAATGACATTTTCACTGATCCTGATCGTCTTGCCTTATTGAATATGATTGCTATTTGCATTTAAAATCGAGACCTGGTTTTTCTACTGAAATGATTATGACTTCAATGACCCTTGAATGAAGTCTATTCGGTTTTCTAAGAGACCTGTTAATAACAGGCTTTATCAGGTGTAGTTGGGCTTGTTCCAACCCCTATGATTATGCAATTTAAAGGCATTTTCCCAAGTATCTAAGCAGTTTTACACAGATTCTATACAGTATCGGTATAGTCTCTTTTTAGCATAACTTATTGAAATATATAGAGAATCTGTGAAGTCTCTTTTCAGGGTAAACTGTATCGTGTTAGTCGTTCCTCTCTCGACTCCTAGAAAAGTGCTATATACAGGAGTATATAACGCTATTCATGCAGTTGGTCACATGGTGTAACTATAAAACCCTTAACGATTTCCTACGTGAATATTAGGAGGTGATGGTTATAGTTGATTCGGTTAGTTCTAGGAATCAACCTCATAGCTCCTTCATAACCAGTCTTAAAAGGACTTCCTTTTGAGACACTTTCAACGTAACGGTAGAATGCACCCTCAAGTAGTCTCAAAAGGTTGTTTTTGGATTATGAGACAGCTAAACTTATGAGACTAACTTTTGAGACTTCTAAGGGGGATGTATGGCGGTGATTGGTTATTGCAGGGTATCAACACAAGACCAGACTGTAGACAACCAGAAACTACAGATAGAGAAGGTTCACAAGGTCGATAAATGGTTTATTGATGAGGCTGTCTCAGGAACTACAAAGGCCACCAGCAGAGATGGTTTTAGAGACATGATGAACTATGTAAGGTGTGACGATACGTTAGTTGTGGTAGCTATTGACCGTTTAGGGCGTAATACCGTTGATGTGCTCTCTAACGTGGAGTCACTACAGTCTAAAGGTGTGAGAGTTGTTTCTTTGCGTGAAGGTTTCGACTTATTAACACCAATCGGTAGAGCAATGCTTACTATGATGGCTGGTTTAGCTGACCTTGAAAAAGACCTTATCAGTGAACGTAGAAAGGCTGGTATTGAACGTGCTAAAGCTGAAGGGGTTCACATGGGGAGACCCGTAAAAGCTTCTTCAGAGACTGTAAAGATGCTTATTTCACAAGGTAAAACGAGGTTGCAGATTCAGGAAGAGTTAGGAATCTCTAGAGCAACTTATTACAGACTTGCTAAATAAGTTACTGAATAGTTACATGGATGTGACTGATATTTGGCTTTTTTGCAAAGGGGACCACTTAGGCGTAGTGACGGGTACTTAGCAGGTATACATAGTCTTGTGATATTTTTGAAAGATTTGGTTGAAGAGACTTAGAAGAGGCCTGATTATTTTTTATAAAAATTTTCAGAATCTGAAAAGTTACTGTACAGATTTTATACAAACTAAAAAGGACTCCCGAAAGAGTCCCTTTACAAGTCGATTTTTAACGTGGCTACGACAATCCACCCATACCAGACCCAACCACACCCTACCTAGCCGTACCCTACCTCGCCAGACTATAAGGGGTGTAGAGAAACCGTTAAGGTGTCTGCACAGTTGCATCTTAAACAACCATCACAATAATATCAAATAGTTCTTTTAAGTAGGAGGGGTTCCCCTATGGTCACCATATCCCCTCTCTCGCTTAGTGAGCTACACAGACCTAGAGAACATGCCTTCACAGCATCTATATCAGGTCAGATTTAGAGGGTTTTGATAGAATCTTCAAAGATACTTGACAGAGAACTATGAAGTTGCTAGGAAGAACTGTTTAACGGGAGGAAGAGAACCATGAAACCGAAGGTAGGTTCTATCTTAACAGTGAAGTCTTAAGAAATGTCTTGAGAGTTACCTAAACAAGCCTCTTAAGTAAAAGACAACACTCCAGAAAGAGTGTCTGTTTAACAAACTTCTCAAAAGCTCTTAAAAAGTCTGTTAAGAGAGGGCTATGTGAACAATCATACCATTTTGTCAATGCTTTTGTCTTTGACCTAAATCAATAAAATGTATCGTTTGATATGTTTTTAAACAAAATAGCTAAAAAATCTTTTAGAGGGGCGCTTCGCTTGGGGTCACTATGTTCTTTCTCTCCCGTTAAGAGGGAAGTTACAGGGACATTTCAAAGCCCTGATAAGGTAAGCCCGATGATAACAGAAACAGAGGGCAAAACCACTTATCAACACTGTGAACGAATAACGTAAAGGGCTGGTTAAGAAGGTCGGTTAAGAAGGGAGCTTCCCTTTCTTGGGTGTCGCTCTTCTCCCGCTTAGTGGATAGCTAAGAAGGCTTGAAGTTATCTGTGAAGGTACTGGACAGTCTTATATATTGGGTGATTACAACTCATTGAAAAATAAGTATTTTTAGAAGTTACTGTTAAGGTTACAGAGTTAACTGTGAAGAGACTTGTCAGTTCTCTATATATGGCTAATTACAACTTATTGAAAAATAAGAACTTTTAGAAATTACTGTCAGAGAGGTGAATGCTTGATAGATACAGCTTTCCTGTTCTGTCAAGCTATTTTTTAATAGATAGCACAAAATGCTAAAGATACCCCTATACCATCACGTACAGGGGGTTTTGAAGGGAGTTTAGCGGGGTTCTGTATGGTCGTTATCCTTAAGGTCAAGCGTCCATGTACGACCGAACAGTTTAAAGACAACAAGCACTCTGACAAGGACGTAACGAAGTAGCAGACCTGCAATAAGTCCAATACCTCCACCAGCCCATACATCAGGTGACCCCAGTTCAGGAGGGAGATTTACCATTAAATTTCCTTGTGAGACGCCCTCAACCGCATTCTGACACAAAAAAGTACCTGACCTTATGAGTTGACCTGAAGAGGCCATTTAACTCGTTACAGAGCGATTGAAGAGGTCTGTGTGCAATGCAATAACCATGTGACCACTCTCATAGTTGATTCGGTTTATCGAATAAACCTCATAGCCACGCCTCATATTTTACTCTCCCCATAAACCCATTATACCACAGATGTTAATGAAATGTTAAAAAATGCTTGACATTAGTCTTTGAAAATGCTAGTATTGTCTATATAAGTTAACAGAGAATTAACAATTATAAGGACTAGCTTATGAATGAACGACAGAGAATTTAGAGCGATGCTTCAGGCATCGAGAGAACGCAACAAGCACAACTCCTACGCTTACACAAACAACCCCACCAGCCACGAAGTACCCAAGTTCACCAGAGCAGAACGCAAAGGCATTGACGAAGTAATTCGGGCAATTACACCGAGGAGTCGTTATATGTCAACCAGAAAGAGCACCCAGAACAGCATCAAAAATTATTTGGCTAACGTTGATTCTTACGAGCAATTATCACGCAAGTTTGAAGATGTAATTATCGGATTTTGCAGAAGCGAAGGTCACCCAAAATACAACAGAAAGCTATTTTATATTCTAAAGAATCTTGATGAAATTAACTCAGCTACCGTGACAAATTATCTTCAGCGACAAGCAACCAGACTTAGTTATGAATTACCAAGCGATAAATATTGTGCATTGCTTGCTGTAATGTGTGCAAAGCTAATTGGTATTGTTGAACATCATGTTGCCGTTGGGAATATTGAGCCAATGGAAAACGAGCAACCAGATTTCGAGTTTGACCCGTATTTAGTTACAGAGGAATTTTAAAATGAATAAACACACATTAACCCGTATTTCAGAGGAAGCTTTTAACGAGCTTACCAGAATTAAACGAGCGACTAACTTGCCTCATCAAACTGTTATGCAACTTGCAATCGCTAAAGAAGTCACTGAGTCGGATTTACTTAAATATCCAGTCTCTAAAGGTCGTAAGCACATCCGAATTACTACGGACGCTTTAGATACTTTGAAGGCACTTAACAGCTTTAAAATTGATATTGCCCGTCTATTGAGCATCAAGATTCGCAAACTGTCTCTGGAGGTCTGATGCTATGCGTTACCTTTGAATACCACACAGATAAAATGATTCGCTACATCTCCGACCTCCTGATTAAAGGAAACGGATTCGGTGACATCCATAACTCAAAAGATATTTTCATTAAAGCCATTGGCCCAAATGAAACACTGAAAACAGCAGTTAAACCGGAATGGTTTGAACGTCATAAGATTGAATTAGGTTATTGGGGTGAGGAGGTTTTATGAAACCTTGGCATGAAGATGTTAGAAGATATTTTGCAGAACACCTTATCTATGATGAATCCAGTGATTCCCTGTGCTGGTCTGATGGGGGGTCAGTCACGATAAATACCGACGACTACGGCAACAAAACATTTAATATAGGTCGATACACATTCTATGTGAAATATGTTGTCTGGTTCCTTTATCATGGCTATCAATCCAATAAGCAAATTATCCATCGAAATGGTAACAGAGCCGATACCAGACCAAAAAATCTTATGCAAGTCCGAGACTTTAAGAGAAATTAGAAAAACAGCTTCTCAGACGCTCTCAATCGCATTCTAACGCAAAAAACTATCTTATTTTAGGGTGGGTAATACCACTGTACAGGCTACCCCTGAAAAAGACTGTTTAGCTCGTTACAGAGCGATTGAGGAGGTCTGGTAAAAAGGAGATTTTAAGAAATGAACAACTTCCCGCTACAGATTTTCGTTGATAGCGACACCGCTATGATGGTGCAAAGCTTCACTGATGCAGGTGTGACAATTGATTTTGACAGGCTGTTAAAGCTGATGGCCGATAATGCAGAAAACATCTCTGACTTTATTCAGTCGGTGGAGTTTAACGAGCCTCGAATGATGCTACCAATTGCAGACAGCAGCATGAAAAGATTGGTTATCGAGCAAACGAATAAATACAGTATTTCCCCAGAGCAATTTTTGAAAGGTGCTGTGACAATCCTGTACGCTGACAATATTCTGGTGACGGATTCTGTGAGGATTCACTAATGGGTTTAATAATTGCTTGGACGTTGCTAGGGCTATTTGTTGGTTGCTGGGTAGGTAATACGGTAAATAAGAATTAATGTTACCAATCTGTTAAAAAGCTGTTGACAAATAACCTTAAGCATGACATAATTTTAATTATAGAGAGAATTTCTCTCTTATTTCTTTCAATAATCCGATGGATGGATATTCTGAGTTGGTGAGGTATGTTCTATACCGAACATTCTGAAAGGTGCAATGCTTTTCGCTACATGGCCTCTTATACAACCTGAGAGGTCATCTCGAAAAGTCTTTGTTCATTCGTTTGAATCCTTTAGATGTTTTAATTTCTTCACCTTATGAATGGCCCTTTATAAGAAATTATCTAGGGCTATTCAGTTTTTAAAAAGCATACTTGGCAAACGCCTTTTAAGCCTCTTCTAAGTTCGAGGATGTCAGGTGTGCTTTTTAAAAACTGAAACATAAATTATCTTAGAAGAGGAAAGGTATTAATGGCTATCCGTGATGAAAATGAAATGATTATTGAAAGCCGACCAAGTGCACTTGATATTCACGAATTAAGTTTGCGTGAATCTTTTGATAGAGCTTGGCGGGAATCACACGAAGTAAATAAAGGTCCATATATTCCACCAGAACCACTCGAGATTCCAAGAGTTGAAATTGATTTTTCTATGAACGAACGGTGTGAACTTGATTTGAAGTTGAAGCTACAACGCCGATATTTCCAAGCTATTAAAGACTCTCAAGAAGCAATGAGAAGTGTTTACGAGAAAATTCAGTCCAAGCTTGAAGACGAAATTGACGAAATGGCTATTTTGATGGAGCTTCAAACCAATCCTTATGCTTATTTCTCTCGACTAGACCGTGACGGTTGGGGGTATGACCCTGTAGAGATTGGTAAAGTGATTGCAGATTTACCAGAAGGTCAAAGAGTTGTTCGTACAGAAAGAGCCATTAGAGCGCCACATCGACTGTCTCTAATTGTTGCTGATAAATCACAAGCTGAGCTTGAAGAAATTGCCAAAGAGAAACTGATGAAAGCAAGAGAAAATGAGATTAATTTACTGAAATCAAGACTGGCTAAGCTGATTAGTGACCATCAAGCGCTGGCTAAGGAGTACCGTCAAGAGTTGGCACAGATTATCAGCTTCAATGATTTTCTGAGTGTTCCACGAGAATTTAGCAAGGCTGTTTGATTATGCAATATGTGAGGTGATTAATGATTGATTTAACAGAACGCTATGAAACTATTAAGTCTGTTTGTGAAAACTTAAAGTTACAAACTAAGCCAGCCTTAAGAATTAAAACCAAACATCAAATTATCACCTCACGCAAACCAAAAACACGCAAGATTCCAAAATGGTGTATCGACCGTATTCCTTCTGATGCTCAAATCATAGGTGAAACGGAACTACATTATCTTGTCATGCATTAAAAGAATTGGTTGGGTGTATGAGATAGGTTCTATCGAATCTATAACACGGGGAGAGATTATCGATATTATTCGGTAGTTTCTCCCTTTTTTGTATATGAGATAGTCTTCTATCGAATCCTATGTGCTACGTGAAATCTTCTGAACAGATATACCCACCAAAAATTATTTTTTACGTAGCTCACGCTTAACAGAGGTGAAATATGAACAATGGCACAATTTAAAGTTGATAGTTTTATCGTTGAGCTAGGCTTCAGCGAGAGCGTTATTAAGGGCTTGCAAAGAGTTGAAAAGGCAGCTTTGCAGTCAGCACAAAGAATTGAACGTAATTTGAATAGAGCGTTTAAGGTCGATACCAAGCAACTTGACAGTAATCTGACAAGTTCTTTAGGGCAACTTGAAAGGAAGTTTAATAAGACCTTTGACAAGATTGAACAGAGAGCAAGAAACACAAGAGCATTTCAGTTTGCCACCAGATTTAATGACACTGTTAATCCTCCAAAACAACCAAGACAGCCACGAATTAGCGGAAACAGAGCAATCACAGCAGCTTACTCAGCGAATATGAGCAAGCTAAAAGGCTTTGACCCTATTTTGCAGAAATACATCAAATCTCAGTTTTACGGGCTATCTGCTAAAGCTGGTCAGATGGATAATTCAAAATTCAATGAGAAGTTGGCTCAGTTAAATTCTTCAGTCCGAGAAGCAATTGCTAAAGCCAGAGGTCATACATCCACCAGCATTAGTAATACAAGCGACGCATTTAATAATCTTGCAAGCAATGCAATTAAGTTATCTGGTGCATTTTACTCTGTGATGGGTGCTCTTAACGCTTACAAGGCCATTATGAATGCAGGTCTTAAACGAGATTCCGCACAGAGAGCCGCTAAGTTTGTACTTGGTGATAAAGCCTCTGAGGCTGAGGTATTTATTCGAAATCTAGCAGACAAGACAGGTCTTAATATCTCTGAAGGACTATCAAGCTACGCTAAGTTTGCAGCAGGTGCTCAGGGTTCTATGTCACAGGAACAGACACAGGAGCTATTTGGTAATGCAACGGCTATGAGTCGCTTAATGGGGCTTTCTAACGACGAGCTAAACGGCATTTTGAAAGCTTTTGAGCAGATGGCTTCTAAGGGCAAGATTCAGGCTGAGGAATTACGTGGTCAGCTAGGTGACCGTATGGCTGGTGCATTTAAGCTGTTCGCTGAAGCATTGGGTATGACTGCTACAGAGCTTGATAAAGCGATGAAAGACGGGAAGATTCTTTCCGCTGATACTCTTCCTAAAGTCGCTAAACAGATGGGCTTGATGATTGATAAAGCGGGTGGCTGGGCTGAAGTCGCTAAGAGCACCCAGACAGCTTTAGGTAAGTTAGCAAACAACTGGGATGACACGATGGTGAAAATCTTCTCAGGTTCACAGGATGAGCTAAACGGCTTCTTATCCAGCCTGAGTAACCTGCTTAGTGAAATGGGGATGAGTTCTTCTATCGCTGGTGATGCTATCGGTGGACTTATCGACATGCTTAAAGCTGGTGTAGATGACATCCGTATCTTTAACAATCACATTGAAGGCTGGATTTTACAGGTTAAGCAGCTCTATTACAGCCTTGATGACACTAAACGAAAACTACTTGATGAAGTCGGTGATGGTTTTATCAATTTTGTCAAAGGTCTTGCTATAGCGTTATCTGCAAAGACACTATTCAGTGCTACTACAGGGGTTATGAACCTGACAAGAGCAATCACAACGTTAGGTACAAGAGCTAATCAGGTGGCTGGTCAGGTAGCTACTGGTAAAGGTGGTGGAAAACTGAAAGGTGTAGCTGGTGGTGTAGGTAGTGCTCTTGCAATCGGTTATGCTGATGACGGTTATGAAACAGCGTTAGCATTAGCTTCAATGATTCCACAAATCAGAGGCGTCACTCTTGGTTTATATGCATTGAAGAAAGCACTGGATTTTATGAATCAGGAAGTAGTCAAAAACGCTAATATGCATCCATCTGGGGTAGGTGTGGGTAGTGACTTTAATCCTGTGTATTCTGGTGACCCTAATAAACCGAATATGATTAACGAAGGATGGAATAAAATTTTTAGTTCAATGGGTGAATTGTTTAACAATGCCACAATGAATATTGCAAGATTCAATCATCCAGAGTTAAACAACATTAAGCAAGATTCAGCATTAACCAGCGCAGATATTCAGAGTCTGAGAGATGAAATTAGTGCTTTGAGCAAACGTATTCAGGAGCCTGTGAAAGTTTCACTTGGTGGTGAAGTTGCCATTAAACCAGATGAAACCAGCTTTATGACCTTTAGCAGTAATATCTACGACCAATATGCAGAAGCTACGCTATTAAGTTCATCATTCCCAGAAGATGATTGATTTAACGGTGTTCTACGTGAATAAAGCAAAGTTAATACCCACACCAAAAATTATTTTTTACGTAGCTCACGCTTAACAGAGAAAATACTTATATATCAAAGGCTTGGTTAAAAATGATTAAAATACACTAAGCCTTTGAAATCAAAGGAGAATTTAATGATTTACTCTAATCAGATTCGTTACAGTGGCAAAGATGGCATCTATTTCCACTTAAGAGATAATGTAGATGCCTTCTTAACCTTATCAGCAACTGAAAACATGGAATTTGATAGTCCTATGCAGGTAACTACACAGAACATGCAATCAGGGCAAACCGTCACAGATAATGTTCAAAGAGCACCCAGAACAATCACTATTAGTGGTGTCGTTGTAGTTGGTTATGAAGGAAGTTTATTACTAACTCGTCAGGGTCAATTAGTAGAAAACTTCATCGACACCCTTGAAAACTGGCGTGACCAGAAGCAGATTATTTCGGTAATTTGTAAAGACGGGATTAAGATTGACGATTCCATTATTACTAGTTTTAAAGCCTCTAAAGATGTTGGTATTTCAAACGGCTTAAGAATCCAGCTAACTTTTCAGGAAATCAACTTTAAGGTTATTGTAGGGCAAACTGATATTTCAGCAGCCACTGGCAAAACGGCTACCACAAATGATGGTGGTGTGACCAGTAAGAAGAATGCAGGTAACGTGACCACTGAACGCAATAACGCGCCTATGCTATCGTGCAAAGAATTAATGAATATTAGCGATGTATCCGGTTACGCTCCAGCTATCAGAAATGATATTCTCGATGCTCAGATTAAATGTAATAAGGCTTGGAAGCTGGATTATTCAGACTTAACAGAAGCTGAAAAAACCAACGTCACCAATGCTAACAGTAACGCTGGTCGGGTAGCTTCAAAGCTTAAAAAGTACTCAATAAACCCTAATAAGAGATATTGA